AGACCGCTGATGATGCTAGGGATGCTGCGGAGGTTGAATACAATAATGCTAAGGCTGCTTTGGAGGACTACGAGGAGAGCACATGAGTGATAGCAGGGACGAACTAGCAGCAATGGCAATGATGGCATTAGTAGTTAAGTACGGCTACAAGTGGGGCGAAGGTGAAGAAGAGAGAAGTCACAAGGGGGCAGTCACCGCATACAAGATTGCCGATGCTATGATCAAATACAAAAAGGAAATGAAACCATGAAAACAGTTACAAAGAAAGTTGGAAGACCAGTAGGCTCCTACAAACCGAGCGAGTCACTACAGGTTCTGGAGCTTGAAACACAGTTAGAAGCAGAACAGTGCAGAGTCAAAACACTTGAACATGAAGCCGTCCTGTCTAATGCAGTCATAGACTATCTGGAACGTAAGCTCCAAAGGGAGATGCTTAAATGAACGGTAACGAGAAGTTCGGCGATAACGATGAAGGACATCTCTTCGGTGAGAATGCCGCTGTCATGGAGGAGTTCTACAAACTCTTCGGCGGTAAAGAGGGATACGATGAGCTGGTCGCTCAGCAACTCAAGATGGCAGATGATGATTGTAATGTATGATCAGATCATATATTATCCGCCCAACAACAGGAGCAGACCATGGCGAATGCAGCATCAAAAATAAGGGCACTACTAGACGCACACGCTAGTGGTATCGTCACCTTCACGGATATTCGTAATAGTCTCCCAGACCTGCAACAGAGCGAGATCTCAATGGCGCTCAGTCACTTCGTGAAGCAAAGGTACTTGACTCGTGAACTGATTGAGAACAGAGTCACGCGATATGGTCGCCGCCAGATATGGCAGTACACATACTTTCCTAGACGATTGCCCGCACACGAGGTGATGGAACCATGGCATTAAAAAAACACAAGATACAAGGAGCAGGCCCCGGACGACCCAAAGGGGTCGTTAACAAGTCTACAGCTAACGCTAGAGAGGCTATCGCACGGTTCGTGGATGGCAACGCGCATCGAGTGCAGATCTGGTTGGACGCTATCGCTGAGACAGAAGGCCCTTTAAAAGCGTTCCAGTGCTACACAGACATGATTGAGTACCATGTGCCTAAGTTATCACGCACGGAGGTCACTGGCGTTGATCAGGGCCCTATACAAGTCGAAGTTCTGGACTTCGCTAACACGCTCATGAAGGATCTGCTGGCAATAAAGCAGAAAGATGCAAAGTAGCGTCATCGATGAGTTCACAGATAGGATTAAGAACAGCCCGGAGCTAGGCAAGTTACCGCCAGCCTACCGGGCTGCGATCAGGGCTCGAGTTAAGTGGCTGTCGATATCGCTCGATCACCAGCTCCCGCCGCCGGATGAAGGCGACTGGTCGGTGTGGCTGCTGCTCGCTGGCCGTGGTGCAGGCAAGACTCGGTCGGCGGCTGAAGCCATATGGTGGTACGGCTGGTCGCAACCCGGCACACGGTGGCTGGTGTCGGCCCCCACCTCGGGGGACATACGGGACGTATGCTTCGAGGGCGAGAGCGGATTGATCAGCGTCTGTCCGCCGGAGATCATCGAGACGTACTCAAAGTCACTGCACGAGATTGTGCTCAAGAATGGCACGATCATTAAGGGGATCGCCGCATCGGAGCCAGAGCGCCTGCGGGGCCCACAGTTTCATGGCGGGTGGTGTGACGAGCTGGCGGCTTGGGAGTATCTCGATGACGCATGGGACATGATCCAGTTCGGTATGAGACTCGGCTCGAAGCCGAGGATCCTCTGCACCACCACTCCCAAGCCCAAGCCACTCATAGCGGATCTGGTCAAGCGCAAGAAGAGCGTGATCTGCACACGGGCCAGCACCTACTCGAACATAGACAACCTAGCACCAAGCTTCAAGGATCAGATCCTGCTGTACGAAGGTACGCAGCTCGGGCGGCAAGAGATCCATGCCGAGGTGCTGAACCCGGAAGAGTCAGGCATCATCAAGCGAGAATGGTTCGAGCTCTGGCCCCACGACAAGGTGCTGCCAGCGTTCGAGTACATCGTGATGTCGCTCGACACCGCCTTCAGCGAGCAGACTACTAACAAGAAGTCGCACGACCCTGATCCAACAGCATGCTCAGTCTGGGGCGTATTCAGGCACGAGAAGAAGCCAGCGTTCCTGCTGCTGGACTGCTGGGAGGAGCGGCTCGGAATGCCCGCTCTGATCGAGAGAGTTAGGAAGGAGTATCAGGTTCGGTATGGTGATGACGACTCGAAGCCGATGATCGCTCCGATGTTCGGGCCAAAGCAGTCGCAGTTCGGTGGCCGCAAGCCTGACCTGCTCGTCATTGAGGACAAGGGCTCTGGTATCAGTCTTCGACAGATGCTGGCAAGAGAAGACATACTGGCGTATCCTTATAACCCCGGACGGGCTGACAAGCTGCAGCGTCTTCATGCAGTTAGTCATCTGTTTGCACACAAGTATGTGTGGGTTGTAGAATCAGAGAAGAAGCACGGCATGCCGAAGAGCTGGGCAGATCCACTGATCACTCAGGTCTGTAGCTTCTACGGAGAGGGATCGATTAAGCACGATGACTATGTTGACTCAACCACGCAGGCACTCAGGCTGCTGGCTGATAGGAACCAGATTTCAGTAACACGCAAGACCGATGACAACGACAAGGCACAACGCCGTTCACCGCCATCAAAGGCAGTGAACCCTTACTCAGCTTGATGGGGATCAAATGGCTACCAAAGACATGAACGACCAAGACGACACGATGGAAGAGCAGATCGGCGAGATGATGCCAGTCGATGATGATGAAGAAGAGGGCGATGTCGAGGACACCGAAGATGGCGGTGCAATCGTCAAGCTATCGAATAAGCCACTCCCCGGCGACAGTGAGTTCTACGCCAATCTGGCGGAAGACTTGCCCGAGGGTGAGCTCGCTGCGATTGGTAGCGCACTCTGTGACCTAGTCGAGCGAGACAAGGAAGCCCGCAAGCGCCGGGACGAACAGTACGAAGAAGGTATCCGCCGCACTGGTCTAGGCGATGACGCTCCCGGCGGCGCAGCGTTCACCGGGGCGAGCAAGGTAGTTCACCCAATGCTGACCGAAGCATGCGTGGACTTCTCGTCACGGGTCATGAAGGAGATCATGCCCCCCGGCGGGCCAGCCCGTCAGAACGTTGTGGGTGAGCTGACCGAGGCCAAGTTCAAGAAGGCTGAGCGGCTGTCGAAGTTCCTGAACTGGCAGACCACCAAGCAGATGCCTGAGTTCAGGTCAGAGCTCGAGCAGATGGCAACACAGATGCCGCTCGGCGGCGTTCAGTACATGAAGCTGACGTGGGACTCACGGCGCAAGAAGCCTTGCCCACAGTTCATCTCGGTAGATGACATCTATCTGCCGTTCTCGGCCACCAACTTCTATACGGCTGACCGCAAGACCCATGTCCAGTATGTCACCAAGCTAGAGTACGACCGCAGGGTTCGGTCTGGCATGTACCGCGACATCGTCTTGGTAGCCAACCCATCAACCCCAGAGGTATCGAAGTCTGAGCGGGCCAACGACAAGATCGAGGGACGTGATGCGGACGCATACAACACGGACGGACTCAGGACGATCTACGAGATCAATGCCTTCTATGACATCGAGGACGATACCGAGGGAACTGCACCGTACATCATCTCGATAGACAAGCAGACTCAGACAGTGCTCTCGATCTACCGCAACTGGGAAGAGGACGACGAGCTCATGGAAGAGCTGGTCTGGATCATTGAGTTCCCATTCGTTCCATGGCGTGGCGCTTATCCTATTGGCCTGACGCATATGATTGGCGGGTTGTCAGCTGCTGCTACTGGCGCATTGAGGGCGCTGCTTGACTCGGCTCACATCAACAACTTCCCCGGCATGCTGAAGCTCAAGGGCGGAGCTGGCGGTCAGTCAGACCGTATCGACCCGACCGAAGTGCTCGAGATCGAGGGATCATTCAGTCAGGACGATATCCGCAAGGTTATGATGCCGCTCCCGTTCAATCCACCATCACAGGTTCTGTACAGCCTGCTGGGTTATCTGGTTGACGCAGGCAAGGGCGTGGTCAGAACCACCTTTGAGGATCTGTCAGACAATAGCGCCAATGTCCCGGTCGGAACAACGATGGCTCGGATCGAGCAGGGCATGATTGTATTCAGTTCGATACACGCTCGGGTTCATGATGCCATGGCTCGCGTGTTACAAGTTCTGTTTAGAATCAACAAGTTCTACATGGAAGAGAAGGAGATTTATGATGATACAGGTTCGCTGCTGGTTTACAGGAAAGACTTTGAGGGCCCGATGGATGTTATCCCGGTTTCTGACCCGAATATCTACAGCGATGCTCAGCGTTTCGCGCAGATTCAGGCGGTAGTTCAGCGGGCTGATGCACATCCAGAGCTGTACAACGCTAGGAAGATCGAGGAGCTGCTGCTCAAACAGCTGAAGGTTCCAGAGGGCGATTCGTTATTGAACCCAGTGCCAGAGGTTGCCGAGATGAATGCGGTGAACGAGAACCTCGCTGCGACCATGAGCAGGCCGATTGCCGCCTACCCTGACCAAGAGCATCTGGCCCATCTGCAGGTTCACTTAGACTTCCTGACCAGTCCAGTACTTGGATCTAGCCGGGTGGCCGCACCGACCGCAGTGCCTATATTGCTCGAGCACATCAGGGAGCACATGGTTCTGTGGTATGTCACTCGTATGGTGGACGTTGCATCCGAGGCCGCAGGCCAACCCATTGAAAAGCTTCAGGTAAAGGCGACAGAAGAAGAGAAGAAGGCATTCGACAGGGTGATGGCAGCTGCGAGCCAGTCTGTTATTGGTGAGATCAACGACTCCCTGAAGGGAATACCTGACATCATCAACAAGGCAATCGAGACCCTTCAGTCATTGTCGCCGCCTCAGACAGATCCAGCTATCGACACAGCTCAGAAGGAAGTTGACAGGAAGGCTGCAGCAGATCAGGTTAAGGCTGCTGCTGATCAGGCCAAGATGGCTATGGATCAAGAGACGACCAAGGTTGAGCTACAACAGAAGGTCATGCAGCTGCAGGCTGAGCTGGATAAAGAGAAGTTACGTCAAGATCGTGAAGACCATAGACAGGAAGTAGAGTTACAATCACGCATGAGAATGAACGCAGAAGACAACAACACCGCCAAGCAGTTGGCAGCTCTCGAGGTCGAGAGTGGCGAGAAGATCGGTTATTCAACTGGCACTGGCATCAATCCAAATCCACTACCTTAAAGGAGATAAACATGGAAGCAATAAGTCTGCACAAACTAATGGCAATGGGCAAAGGGTATCCAACATCACTCGGCAGCGGCAAAGATCCATCGCCAACCCCAGCACAACCTTCAGGCAAGGCAACGATGAAGCCTAAGATGAAGGTAACGACAACGCCAATGCCATCAAGCCGTACCGAGGGTCGCGTTAGTAAATGATTGCAAGGATAATCTTCCTGATCAAAGAGGAGCAAAATCGGATCGCTCATGATTCGATGAAGTTCTCCTCTGATGGGAAGCAAATAGATTTTGAGTATGGCAAGAAGGTCGGCTTCTATGCTGGCCTAGAAACCGCCCTGCTCAAGATAGAGAAGGTCTTAAATGACCAAGACAAGAGAGAACTTTAACCATCAGCATAGGAGGTAGGCATATGCTACTCGAAACACCAATAGACTTATCACACGCCACGGCGGACGAATCATTCCCAGAAGTTGATCCGGGCATTTTGCCGCTCGGATCTCGCATAATGGTTCAGATTCGCAGGGCAAGAGCTCAGACCAAGTCTGGTATCTTCATTCCCGAAGATGTTCGCAAGACAGAAGCGAGCAACACTCAGGTATCGAAGGTGATCGGAGTTGGATCACTGGCGTTTAAGAATCGCAACACGATGGAACTGTGGCCTGAAGGGGCTTGGTGTCAGATCGGCGATTATGTTAGGACACCGAAGTATGGCGGTGACCGATGGACTGTAAGGTTTGGCGAAGAAGAGATCGAGTTTGTTATTTACAATGATCTGGACGTTATCGGCAAAATTACGGGAGACCCCACGAAGATTCGTGCGTTTATCTAATAGCTGAAAGGAGCTTATTATGGCGAGCAATGAAGAAGTATTGAGTGATGATGACGAGAAGGCTGGCACTGAGGTAGAGGGCGAGGAGTATGTAGCAGTTGACACCAAGCTTGATAGTGCCGATGATGACGATGACGGAGACGCACGACTCACCGAAGAGGGTGATGACCGGGACGGGATCAGGAAGCGTAGACGTGAGGAGAAGACCGAGCGAGCTCACCGCCGAAAGGCAGCAATAGAGCGCGACAAGGCCGAGATGCAGCTCCTCCGCAAGCAGAATGAGGAGCTCTCAACCCGACTCAGCAGTGTCGAGAAGCGATCCAGCAGTACAGAATACTTTGCAATGGACAAGCGGTTCAGGGAGTCTGTTGAAGAGGTCAAGGCGGCTGAGCATATCATCGCTCGGGCAGTTGAGATGGGTAATGGCGAGGATGTTGCTAGGGCGATGCGGATTCGTGATGATGCGATATCCACAGCAAGGCAGCTTGATGTAGCTAGGAATGCCATTAGTCGCAAGGCTAATGAGCCCACTCCGACATTCCAGCAGCCGCCACCCGCACAACTGGCGCAGGATTGGGTTAAACTTAACCCATGGTATGATCCTGCTTCTGGTGATACCAAGTCGCAGATGGCCTTGGAGATTGATAAGGAGTTATCTGGCGAGGGTTACAACCCGCAGTCGCTAGACTACTGGCAAGAATTAGATAAACGAATAGCCGAACTTAATGTAGAATCAAAAGGTGCACGGCGCGGGCCACCGATGGGATCAGGTAGGGAACATGTCCCAAGGAGTTCACGCAATGAAGTATATGTTTCACCAGAACGTAAACAGGCTATGGTTGACGCTGGTGTATGGGATGATCCGGCTTCGCGGCAACGCTATTTGAAGCAATACGCGAAGTGGGACAAAAATAATGCAACTCGCTGAAAATAAAGGAGTGAGTACTATGAGTAGTGATGAGAGACTAAAAAAAGCAGCGGATCCAGCACGTCAGTCTAGGGCGGAACTAAGTCGTTCGGCCAAAGAATCTCGTGAGTTATCCGATGATGATCGCATTGAAATGTTCAGGCAGCAGTTTTTTCAAAGCGCACTGCCTGATCTGCCGAAGATACCTGATTATCACACCTGTTGGCTAACAACCACCAATCCCCGTGATACAGTCCACGCTCGTATGAGGTTAGGATACGAGCAAGTAAAGCCTAGTGATGTACCGGGCTGGGACTACGCAACCGTTAAGACGGGCGAGTATGCTGGAATGATTGGCGTGAACGAGATGTTAGCATTTAAGATTCCTATGCGTTTGTACAACACATACATGGAAGAGGCTCACTTCAATGCGCCATTGCGCGAAGATGAGAAGCTTCAATCTATGGTTGACCAAATATCAGACGGGATTCAACGTTCAGGTGGACGAGTAATTGAAGGTGACGGTATGCAAGCCCTGCGCGAAGCTCCCGGCAAAGCAGTATTTTCTGACTAGCTGGGCTTTTCCGACCTTTAAAAAGAGGATTGTTATATGTCAAGTACAAGCGCACCATTTGGACTACGTCCAGCGTACCACTCAAGCGGGTTCGTTCGTCCGCAGGCATTGACCATGACTGATAATTACACCAGCACCATTCTGCAATATCAGCCAGTCAAGCTTGTAGCCGGACAAGTCGTTCCAGCAGGAGCATCAGACGCACTCATCGGAACATTCATGGGTGTTGAGTTCACAGATTCTGACGGTCGTCGTCGCGTATCCAATAAATGGGTAGCGAACAACGTTGGAACCAACATTGTTGCATATGTGACTTCTGATTCGATGATTGTTTATGAAATCCAAACAGACGCAACCATTGCTGTTAGCAACATTGGTGAGCAGTTTGACTTTGCCGCAGTCACTTCAGGCTCGACCACCACTGGTCTGAGCACAGCGACTCTTGGCGTGTCAACCACGACCACCAACGCACCAATGAGAGTTATCGGAATCACCCCCGGCCCAGATAATGCATGGGGTGATACATATGTAATCGTTCAGGTTGAGCTGTCGAAACACCAGAACGTTGCTACAATTGCTGCTTATTAAGGAGGGATAGAACATGGCAGTCCCAATGCGAAGTACAGACTTTAGATCGATTGTTGAGCCGATTCTAAATGAAGAGTTTGATGGCATATATGACCAACGTGCTGACGAATGGAAGCAAGTATTCACCGAGCGCAAGGGTATCCCACGCAACTACCATGAAGAACCAGTTCTTTATGGCTTTGGCGCGGCTCCTGAGTTGCCCGATGGCATGCCTGTCACATATCAGGCTGGTGGAGTTCTGTTCAATGCTCGTTACGTCTACAAGGTCTACGGTCTGGCATTTGCCCTGACCAAAGTTCTGGTTGAGGATGGCGATCATATCTCTATCGGTCAGACCTACGCCAAGCACTTGGCTCAGTCATTGATTGAAACCAAAGAAACATTGTGCGCTAACATCTTGAACCGCTCATTCACTGGCGGTGCATATGTAGGTGGCGATGGCGTTGCACTAGTAAGTGCTTCGCACCCGATAGCAAGCGGCACGTTCAGCAATGTGCTGGCAACCCCTGCAGCTCTGTCACAAACCTCGTTGGAACAGATGTTGATTCAGATCCGCAACGCAGTTGACAACAACGGCAAACGGATTCGTCTGACCCCTGAGTGTTTGGTTGTTAGCCCTTCAAACGTGTTCCAAGCTGAAGTCCTGTTGAAGTCTGTTCTGCGGGCTGGTAACGCAAACAACGACATCAACCCGATCAAGTCAATGGGCATGTTGTCTGGCGGACAAGCTAACCTGTCTCGTCTGACCTCTACCACTGCTTGGTGGGTGAAGACAGATGCACAAGTTGGCCTGCAGCTGATGATGCGCCGTAGCCTTGAGAAGAGCATGGAAGGAGACTTTGAAACAGACTCCATGCGCTACAAGGCAACTGAGCGTTATATTCCGGGTTGGACTGATCCCCGTACCGTTTACGGTACAGCGGGTCTTTAATCTAACTTGCCGAGGGCGAAAGCTCTCGGCTCCTACAAAGGAGAAGGAATATGGCTGGCTTAGCAACGACTTACATTGGCTCTACGCTGATGACAGGTTCTGGAACGCTTACCCAAAGCACTGATGGCGGCTATGTTGTAGTATCTCAAGTTGTCCCAGTAACAAGCTTGGCAACTGGCTTGCCCTCTACTGGTACACTGACACTTCCATCTGGATCACAAATTATCGATGTCTATATCGATAAGACCGTGCTTCAGGTTGAAGGTGCTGGTACTGCTACGACATTGCCATGTACCGTTGGTACTGCGGCAGGCGGAGCTCAATACATACCGTCAGTTGATATGTGGACTACTGTTCGTTCAACAGGAGTTCCTACCGTAGCAACGTTGTTGGCGATGTCTAACATTGGTACAAACACAGTCGTGTATTGCACGATTGACCCCAATGGAACCATCCTGACCACGCAAGCTGTGATAAATTTCACTGTGGTGTACGCTCAGAAATAATAATTGGGGGGGGGGCAACTCCCCCTCTTTTTAGGAGATCGAAATGGCAGTTACATTAGCATCTGCTGTAACAACAACAATTGTATCTGGGGCCCCTTTTGTGGGGAACACTTGGAGGATAACAACTGCTCCTCCGCAGTATGGAAAGCGCACCTTTCAAATTGTTGGATCTACATCTGCCTCAACTGGTACTGCAACAGCTAAAATTCAGGTATCAAATGATTCATCGAATTGGATTGATTTAGCGATAATGACGCTACCACTTGGCACTGCTGTAACATCAGACGGATTCGCTACAGATGCTGTATGGGAGAATGTCAGAGTATATATCGACACTGCAGGGGTAACCGGGACTGACGGCTCTGTTTCTGTTTACATGGGGGTATAAAATGGGAGTTATCGTAAACCCAATTTTGAGTGGCTCTCCTCAAGATTCTGATCATACTGCAGCAACCATTTCTAAGATAATGGTATCTGGCGACACTATATTTACAATTTTTGGTGATGTCCAGATTACAAGTCTTGTGTCTGAGTGCCAGACGGCGAACGGAGCAACTGCATCAAGTTTGCAATTCAGCTCAACCACTGCTCTCGGATCAACGTTAGCACTTTCCAATGCCTCTACCAGCTTGGCTAATGTCGCTGCTGGGTACTCTGTTGCTATAGCGGCTGCATCTTCATTGGCAGAGGCTCCAATTCAGAGTGCATCTGGAATAATGCTAAACACAGCATCTCGTGGCGTTAGGCTTCCGACAGGGGTTTTAAAGATAGTGATTGGAGTTGGGTCAACTACTGGAACATGGAGACACTTTGTTAGATATGAGCCTTTGTTGACAGGTTCTTACATAATAGCTGCATAAGGATCTGATATGGCCTATATAACAATCCCCGAACTACCAGCAGGAGTAACGCTCACTGGATTAGAGCAGTTTGAGTCAGTGCAGGGCGGCGGATCTGTAAAGCTGTCCGCAGCTCAGATCAAGCTGTTCACGAGCTCCGTCCCAACGTTTGTGGTGAATGATGCCAACAATGCTGGCGTGTCGAACGTTGTCACCCTAACCCACACCACATCTGGAGTACCTGCTGTTGGTATTGGCGGGAGCCTTACCCTTTCTGCTGAGACGGCTCTTCTAGGCATTGTCACTGAGCAGGTAAAGCTTGTAGCTGTCTCTACTTCGGTCACCGCAGCTGCTGAAGCGGCTGACTTTGTTGTGCAGAACATGGTTGCAGGGACTGTTGCCGAGGTAGCTCGCATAACCTCTACCAAGAGGCTTGGGATTGGCACAGCTGCTCCTGCATGTGCGATTGATACGATCACAGATGATGCGAACAACAACTCAGTTGTTCAGGTATTTAACGCAACGCACTCAACATCTGGATCGCCAGCTGTTGGGATCGGGACGAGACTTGCGCTCTCAACAGAGACAAGTGCTGCGCTGGTTAAGGTTGGCGGGGCAATAGACTCAGTTGTTACTGCAAATGGTGTTGGCGTTGAGTCATTTGGTCTGGCGGTTAATGTTATGGCCTCTGGTACGCTGACAGAAGCTGCTAGGTTCATGGGAACCAAGCGCCTTGGGGTTGGTACTGAAACGCCTACGGCCACAATTGAGGCCGCTATCGAGGATGCAAACCAAAGCAGCAATACGGTTGCCGGAAGGTTCACGCACACAACAAGCGGAACGCCTGCAGCTGGCATCGGTACATCTATTGAGCTCTTGACTGAGGTTCAGTCAAACACAACCAAGATCGGTGGCATTGTCGCCGCGATATCTACCAGTGTTGCTCCCGGCATAGAGGAGTTTGACTTGGCGTTCGGATCTCTCCAGCGGGGATCGGAGAATCAGGAGACCATGCGCCTTCAGTCGGCGACTGCTTTCCATAATGCCCGCGTAGGGATTAATACATCCACCCCGGCATCTACCCTGCAGGTAGTTACATCGGATATCGTGACGAACGTTGAGTCATCAGCGTTACGCCTATCGCACAATACCGCCAACGTTCCAGCCGCAGGGTTTGGAACGAACATAGAGTTCGAGTTAGAGACAACTGCTGGGGTTAACAAGGTTGGATCTACTATCTCATCTGTTATACAGACCACGACTTTAAGCTTAGAGGATATTTATTTAAGCCTAAAGACGATGAATGCTGGCGTATCAGCTGAGCGTCTTCGCATTGGAACTACGGTTGCCGCAAGCGTTAACGTAACAACAACTGGTAACCTGATTGCGACAACGGGCAGGGTTGGTGCTGGAGTTGCGGCCCCAGCTGCATTTGTTGATGTGGCTGCTGGGACGTTAACTGTTCCAGCAATGAGGCTTGCCGCTGGGTCACTGCTAACTATTCCAGTTGCCGGATCACTTGAGCGTGATGTAAGCACCGCATACTTCACCCCGGCTGGTACAGCTAGGGGATTGATAGTTGTTCAGAGCATGTTCCAGCTCGGTGCAGATAGAGCCCTTGCAAACGTTATAACCGCCCAGTCAATGTTTGGGGTGTCGACAGCTTTGGCGGCAACCACCCGGTATGAATATGAGCTGGACATAGTATTCAACAATACTGCGGTAAGTGCAAAAGCAATTCAATATTCGCTCGGAGGTACGGCGACAGTAACCGCGCATGAATACAACGTGATGTCATTCTTTGCCGCTGCGTTCACGACTCCTACCGCTCCAACCATGATGTACAATAGAACAGCAGCTCCCGGTACGCTGGTCTCAATTACACCTGCATCTGGTGCAATTGCTGGCAACTTCGTGTTGCGTATGAAGGGCAGCTTCGATGTTTCTGTTGCTGGTACTGTTGACTTCCTGATGGCGTTCACCGTTGCCCCTACTGTCGGAACTGCATTGTCGTCATCTCATATAATTTTGTGGCCCGTAGGAAACACTACGGGCAATACATCGGTAGGTAACTGGGCTTAACCTAATCTAAGGAACGATCATGGGAAAGACATTAAAGTACGGCGACTTCAGTTTTGGATCTGAGAATGGTTACACGGGCAGCGCCGGAAAGCAGAACGTTAAGGGGTACGCTAGGGGTGGCAAGGCTAAGAAGGGTGGCGATGAGATCGCTTTCCTTGAGCGAGCCAATGCCCCTCGTGATGTTCTGAGGCATGAGATGGCTGAGAGAGAGGGTGATGCCGAGCCGCATGGTATGGTCATTCGTGAGATCTCACTCTTGAAGAAGGTTGGAGCTCCAGCTAAGATGATCCGGGCCGAGAGGGAAGAGGCGGGATGTGCAGCTGGTGGCCCTGTAAAGGGCAAGGCTCAAAAGAAGGTCGGGCTCGTAATGTCCGAGTTCAAGAAGGGAGCTCTCCACTCTGGCAAGGACGGCAATGTCGTTAAGAACCCAAAGCAGGCGCTTGCAATTGCTATGTCTGAGTCACGGAAGATGGGCCATGGCGGATCTGCAGCTGAAGACATGGCTGCTGACAAGAAGCTAATTGATCAAGAGATCAAAAAGCATGCTGACAAACCAGCGTCACAAGCACATAATGGTCTGAAACGTGGTGGAAAGGCTGTTCCTTCCTACTCTAAGTTGCCAAAATTTGGTAAAATAATCCCAAGATAAGTTCAACAATAACCGCTGGGTCTGCCGCATCGGCATTCCGAACTAACAGGAGCAGACTCGGTGGCCGTATCTGGAACAGTATCCCAAACAACATTCAACACACGAAAAGTCATCGATCATGCTTTTCGTAGGTGTCGCCTTCCACCAGAGGGCGTTGCCGCTGAACAACTGCAGGTTGCCCAAGAGACCCTATATCTAATCCTATCGCGCCTTGCGAACAGGGGTCTGCAGCTGTGGTGTATCGATAAAGTCATTCTGCCGATGTACGAGAACATGGCATCAGTCCCCGCACCTGTTGGTACGGTGGATCTTCTCAATACGAATCTGAGAACGATGCAGTACCTAACTGGTGTTGCTACTGGAACCGCAACAACCTCATCACTCTTCGTTGCTTCTGGCGCAATCGTCACCACGATTGGTGTGCAGTGGAGTGCTGCATCGGCTCCATTCGTAATCGAGTGGTCAAATGACGGCCTGACATGGACTACAATCGAGACGATTGCGAATCCAAACCTGAATGCAGGCGCTTGGACATGGGCTGACATCGATGGATCTGTTAACGCAACATACTGGCGTGTTAGGGTAACCCTTGGAGTTCTCTCGCAAAGCAGCGTTCTATTTGGCAATACGCCGAATGAGATCGTCATGGCTAGACTCAATAGAGATAGCTACTCAACTCTCCCAAACAAGACATTCCAAGGTAGACCGCTACAGTTCTGGCTTGATCGTCAGGTAGATCAGCCGTTCCTGTATATCTGGCCCGTTCCAAATGCCGCGTTCGAGATAGCCCAGATCGTGACTTATGTTAAGCGTTACATCATGGACGTTGGTACACTCGCACAAGAGATTGAAGTGCCGCAGCGTTGGTACGATGCAATCGTGTACCTGCTGGCTGCGGAGATGGCTGAGCAGTTGCCAGCGATTGATCCGAACATGGCGGCATTGCTGGATCAGAAGGCTCAGAGGTCATTGCTTGAGGCAGAAGAGGAAGAGAGAGATAATTCACCCGTCTACTTCACCCCTAACATTGGAGTGTACACACGATGAGCATATACCTCGATCCAACCGGGAAGTCCACATACGGCATTGCGCTATGCGCCCGCTGCAGCATAAAGATGTCAATCGAGGATCTGTACTCTGATCCAAACAGCCCCGGTCTGATGGTGTGCGAGAAGGATCTTGATGACCTAGATCCGTATCGGTTGCCAGCAAGACAGACTGAAATTATAACGTTGAAGTTCACCCGACCAGACACCCCACTGAGGCCCTAAAAATGGCAGTCACAATTATCACAAAGAACAATGCAGCACCCGGAATCGCCCCATCAGCAGGGCAATTGGTTCAGGGCGAGTTGGCGATCAACGTCACAGACAACAAGCTCTACAGTCTTGATAGTGTTGGCAACGTTATTCTGGTGGCGAGTGGGCCACTTTTTGAGACCCCTGTTGTCATCAATGTCAACGATGCCACGCACAATGCCGTAACGATCACACAGACTGGTGCTGGCGGTGGTGTCAGGATTACAAATACGGGTGCGGGCAATTCATTTGTTGTAGAAGACTCAGCAAATCCAGATGTCACCCCATTTGTTATTGATCCGAGTGGCAATGTTGGGATTGGCAACACCCCTAGCGGCGCGTTCAAGCTTGAAGTTACTGGCGGCGATGCGAGCATAAATACAGTAAGCATAGGATTGGGCGGCGGGAATGTAAGTACCAACATTGCTATAGGATCGACTGCACTCGACTCAAACACAATTGGCACTAACAACACAGCTCTTGGATATGGCGCACTCACTACCAACGCAACTGGTGTTAGTAACACAGCCGTTGGATCTGCCGCACTCAATCTCAACACAACTGGTATTAATAACACAGCAGTTGGTAATGCCGCACTCGCTTCCAACACAACTGGCATTAACAACACTGCTCTTGGATATGCCACACTCCAATCCAACACAACTGGTTTCAACAACACAGCAGTTGGTAATGCCGCACTCGCTTCCAACACAACTGGTATCCAGAACACGGCTCTTGGGAATGGCACACTCGGGGGCAACACAACAGGTTCCTTTAACGTAGCAGTGGGTTTGCAAGCACTTAACGTCTCTACAGTAGATAGCTTAACAGCCATTGGCTTCCAAGCTCTAAAGGCCAACACAGCTGGTACTGCTAACACAGCTCTTGGCTATCTTGCCCTAACTGCCAACACAACTGGCACTCAGAACACAGCAGTTGGAACTAGCACACTCCAAGCCAACACAACTGGTACTAACAACACAGCAGTTGGTGTAAATGCACTCGCTACCAACACAATTGGTACTCAGAACACAGCAGTTGGTCGTAGTACACTCCTAAACAACACAACTGGTACTAATAACTCAGCAGTTGGATACAACGCACTCACTTCCAACACAACTGGTATTAGTAACACTGCAGTTGGCGATAGCGCACTCTTCTCCAATACAACTGGCATTCAGAACACAGCAGTTGGTCGTAGTACACTCGCAGCGAACATCATTGGCTCTGGTAACGTAGCAGTTGGTCGTAGTGCACTCGCAGCTTCTACAGTAGACAACTCAACAGCAGTTGGATATAACGCCCTAACTGCTAACACAACAGGTGTTCAGAATACAGCTCTTGGGTATACCGCACTCCTCGCTAACACAATTGGTACTAACAACACAGCCGTTGGATATACCGCCTTAGCTGCCAACACAACTGGTACTAGTAACACAGCAGTTGGAAGTGGCGCACTCTTATCCAACTCAACTGGTGTCCAGAATACAGCAGTTGGAGGTGGCGCACTCTCTACCAACTCAACTGGTGTCAATAACACAGCGGTGGGATATAACGCACTCTTATCCAACACAACTGGCGTTGATAACGTAGCAATGGGTCGGGGCGCACTCGCTAACAACACAACTGGCAGTAGTAACACTGCAGTTGGAAATACCGCACTCAATGCCAACACAACTGGTACTAACAACGTAGCAGTTGGACTTTCCGCACTCACTTCCAACACAACTGGTACTCAGAATACAGCAGTTGGAGTTTCTGCACTCGCTGTCAACACAATTGGCACTGCCAACACAGCAGTTGGAAATGGCGCACTCGCTCTTAACACAACTGGTGCCAATAACGCAGCGGTTGGAGTTTCCGCACTAAATGCCAACACAATTGGTTTCAACAACACAGCAGTTGGCTATCAAGCACTCTTCTCCAATACAATTGGTGTTGATAACACAGCAGTTGGAAATGCCGCACTCAATCTCAACACAACTGGTGTTAATAACACAGCTCTTGGAAATGCCGCACTCGGTTCCAACACAGTAGGTATCAATAACACAGCAGTTGGTGTGAGCACACTCGCTGCTAACACAACTGGCGCTAATAACACAGCAGTTGGAGCTGCCGCACTCGCTACCAATACAATTGGTACTGCCAACACTGCAGTTGGCGATAGCGCACTCTTCTCCAACACAACTGGTGTCAATAACACAGCCGTTGGTCGTAATGCACTCCAACTCAACACAATTGGTGTTCAGAACACAGCTCTTGGATCTAACGCACTAACTGCCAACACAACTGGCAATAATAATGCGGCAGTTGGATATAACGCACTCGCTGCTAACACAACTGGTGCTGAGAACACAGCAATGGGTCGGGGCGCACTCGCAAACAACACAATTGGCACTCAGAATACAGCAGTTGGATCTGTCGCACTCAATGCCAACACAACTGGTGCTTATAACACAGCAGTTGGCTATCAATCGCTCTACTCCAATACAACTGGTATTCAGAACACAGCAGTTGGTTTAAATGCACTCTTCGTCAACACAATTGGCGTTAACAACACAGCTCTTGGGTATACCGCACTCGCTGCTAACACAACTGGCGCTAGTAACACTGCAGTTGGAGCTGCCGCACTCGCTACCAATACAATTGGTACTCAGAACACAGCTCTTGGGTATACCGCACTCGTTGCCAACACAACAGGTATCAATAACACAGCTCTTGGGTATACCGCACTCGCAGCCAACACAATTGATTCTAATAACACAGCAGTAGGCTCACAAGCACTCCTAAACAGCACAGCATCTAACTTAACAGCAGTTGGTTCCCGAGCTCTAAGGGCTAACACAGTAGGTACTAATAACACAGCAGTTGGATATTCCGCACTCATTGTTAACACAACTGGTCTCGATAACACAGCTCTTGGATCTAACACGCTCTCTGCTAACACAACTGGCGCTTATAACACAGCAGTAGGTTCACAAGCACTCCAAGTCAACACTGGCAGCAGCAACACTGCAGTTGGCTTCCAAACCCTAGCTTCTAACACAACTGGCGCTAATAACACGGCTCTTGGTGTTTTTGCACTCTCTTCCAACACAACTGGTATTGGCAACACAGCGTTGGGTGTGAGTGCACTCTCTTTCAACACAATTGGCACTAACAACATAGCAGTTGGAGGTGGCGCACTCCAATCCAACACAACTGGTGTTAGTAACGTAGCAGTGGGTCGGAATGCACTCTTATCCAACATAACTGGTGTTGGCAACGTAGCAGTTGGCAATAACGCACTCGGCGGCAACATAGGTGGTACTAGTAACACAGCAGTTGGAAATAGCGCACTCAATGCCAACACAGCTGGATCTAATAACGTAGCAGTTGGAGGTAGCGCACTCGTTGCCAACACAACTGGTACTGCTAATACTGCAGTTGGATTTAACGCCCTAACTACCAACACAATTGGCACTAACAACATAGCAGTTGGTCAGAATGCACTCCAGAACAACACAACTGGTGTTAGTAACGTAGCAGTTGGGAATGCCGCACTCGGTGTCAACACAATTGGTATTAATAACGTAGCAGTTGGATTTGCCGCACTCAATGCCAACACAACTGGTGTTCAGAATACAGCTCTAGGCTATCAAGCACTCCAAACCAACACAATTGGTACTAACAACGTAGCCGTTGGATATAACGCACTCTTCTCCAATACAACTGGCATTCAGAACACAGCAGTTGGTGTAAATGCACTCACTGCCAACACAACTGGTGTTAATAACACAGCAATTGGTCAGAATGCTGGCGTAGTCCTTACATCTGGCGGAACAAATACCATTGCTGGTTACAACACTGGACTGCTATTGACTACTGGTTCCAGCAACCAAGTATTTGGTGACGCAATCACCCTTGCTGCTGCTGCGACTGGCCGTATTGCAATTGGTCGTAACTTTACGCAGGGTGTGGATAACTCTGTAATCATAGGTAACGGTACTGCTCGTATCTCATGTCCGTACACAGCAAGTGCAGTATGGACATTCTCATCAGATGAGCGTATCAAGAACGTTGTCGGGAAAGATACCCTTGGCCTTGATTTTATTAATGAGCTCGAGCCCGTAACCTTCCGCTGGAAGCCATCCAATGAAATCACTGAGGATTTGACTACTCAGTACAAGGAAGAGAATGTAAAGGATACAGAGATAGTAATGCATGGTCTTATAGCGCAGAATGTAAAGGCTGCGCTCGATAAGGCTGGTGTGGATACATTCAGCGACCTATGGAGTACTGACGAGGATGGGACGCAGCGGCTGGGAAATGCAGCACTAATAACCCCATTAATCAACGCAATTAAAGAACTAGATGCTAAGTTCGAGGCATACAAGGCAAGTCATCCATGAGAAAAGTCCTATTCGGAACCCCCTGCTACGATGGCAAGGTAAATGCAGAGTTCCTGCATTCACTGGTCAACACCATCAAGATGTGCCCACCTGACATAGAGATCATCCCCATTCAGGTCTGCTATGACGCTCTGGTGCAGAGAGCTCGGAACGATCTGTTCCAGATGGCAGTAGAGTCTGGCTGTGATGACATCATATTCATGGATGCCGATCAGGAGTGGAACCCAGAATGGATATTTACGCTACTCAATCACCCTGTTGACGTTGTTGGCGGGACGGTAATTAAGAAGAGCGATGAGATCGCATTCAACGTAAAGATACTAGATAGCGGCATGAAGGTAGAGGAGAATGGCTTGATAGAGGTTGTATCAGTCGGCACAGGCTTCCTGCGGGTCTCCAAAGAGGCCATTCAGTCTATCTGGGAGATTAGTAGCGAATATACCAGCCAAGGCAAGACCAGCAGGCTGGTATTTGATATTAAGATCATAGATGGCGAGCTGATAAGCGAGGATAATATCTTCTGTCGCAAGTGGGCGGATCTTGGTGGGAAGGTGTACATCGACCCGACCATGACCTGCAACCATATTGGCGTTAAAAAGTATTCTGGCAATTTCTTAGAGTTCATCAATTCATTGGCCGTTAAGGAGATGGCTCCAAGCCCAGTGATCAATGACGGAATCGATGAATTTGGTGAAGCAGCTGTCATCCACCCATAAGGAGCTGTAATGCCACAAGCAATGACATTCAACTCGCTCAAAGATGACATCAGAAGTTATCTTGAGCGGGGGGCATCAGCAGCAACTGATCCACTCGTCTATGCACAGATCCCCCGACTGATCAACCTAGCAGAGAGAAGGATCGCTAGGGACATCAAGGTTCAGGGGTTCTTGGTTGCTGTAACAAGTACCCTGCAGGTAAATATTCCAGTGATCCCAAAGCCTGATCGGTGGAGAGAGACTGTCTCAATGAATATCGGTCTCGACCCACAGGGCAACCAGAGGTCGATGATCTACCCAAGGTCATATGAGTACTGCCGCTCTTACTGGCCCAACCAGACTGACGTTGCACAGCCAGAGTTCTATGCGGACTACAACTACACCAACTGGCTGGTTGTTCCAACGCCTGATGTGGCGTATCCAATTGAGATCCTGTACTACGAGCTGCCTGCCTTGCTGGATGATCAGGTACAGACCAACTGGCTAACCAACTTTGCACCTAATTTGTTGTTGTACGGCACTCTCTTGGAGGCCACCCCTTATCTCAAGAACGATGAGCGGATACCGACATGGATGAGCTTCTATCAGATGGCTGCAACCGCACTTGATACAGAAGACACGAAGAAAATCTTTGATAGATCAGCAGCTCGGGACGAGGCTTAATTATGACTGTATATACAAATATCTTTGGCGGTTCAAATATTGCATCGGCAGAGTTCTCTTATGTTGAGGTTAACCTAACCCAGCCTATCACCTACTTTAACTGGCCTGTTGAGGCATCTACCGGGGATAACCTTATCGCCGGGGTAATGGATATAACTCAAGACGCAGCGAGTAGGCAGCTCTGGTTGCCATCGGCGCTAGATGCGTCAAACGGCCAGACGATATTATTCAATAACATTGGGGCGTACAACTTCACTGTTTTTGACTCTGTTGGCGTTCAGGTTCTGGATGCTGCTCCGGGTACGACATGGCAGATCTACCTAACAGATAACACTACCGCTGGCGGGTTGTGGAGAACATTCCAGTATGGCGCTGCGATATCAACAGCGAATGCATCTTCATTGGCGGGTACTGGAATCATTGCACTGGGGTCGTTGCTATCCCAGTCAATGCCAGTCGTTACATATACAGTTAGCCATACAGCTGTCGTTCCTGATCGGGCCATGACATTCTTATGGACTGGTGGGGTTGGAGTCTTTTCCCTCCCGCTCGCATCCTTGGCTGGTAACAATTGGTTCGTTCAGTTTAAGAACGCTGGCAGCGGTATTGTTACGATCCAGCCAGTTGGATCAAACACAATTGATGGGCAGTTAAATCTGATCCTGCAGCCGCTTGACTCGGCAATCGTGATGACCGATGGAACGAACTACTTCTCCCTTGGTTATGGTCAGTCGGCATCCTTTGCATTTGATTACACCACCATAAATGTTGCCGGATCTGGGGTATACACCTTATCTGGTGCAGAGCTTAACCGAGTCGCGTACAACTTCACTGGCGCACTTACCAGCAACCGAGTAGTAGTTGTCCCAAACACAGTTCAGCAGTATTGGGTAACGAACTCAACAACTGGCGCATTCACCCTAGAAGTTAAGACTGTAACCGCTGGGGGCGAATTCATATCCCAAGGGGCGGCTGCGATCATATATTCTAATGGCGCTCAAGTAGTGCCAGCTGAGACTTTCGGGGTTACGCTGCCTCTGTCAATTAGTCAGGGTGGAACTGGGGCGGTAACTGCAGCTGCTGCCCTTATAAATCTAGGCATCGATCCAGTTGATGGTGGGGTGTTTTAGGTGGCAACAACGCCAGTAGTCATTAAGTCTCTTGCCGGGATCAAGCGGGACGGGACTAAATTTGAGGGCGAGTACTATGTGGACGGCCAGTGGGTTCGATTCCAGCGTGGGCTGCCCCGTAAGATGAGCGGGTATCGCAATGTAACTGACTATATTGCCGAGATAAGTCGCGGGATAAAGACATTCACACAGAATGGATATACCTATTTGCATACTGGTAGCGCGTCATACGTCCAGCGCATCACGATGGATGAGAATGCAAATGCTGGCGGATCTGAGGATCGTACCCCGGCATCGTTAAACTTCAATGATAACAACCTGTGGCAGTTCGATGTCCTGTATGACTCAATTAGCTTGGTTCCAAGCAACAAGATCATCGCACAGGTTGCGCCAAACTATCCTGCCCTATCGAATACCACTGGAGCTCAAGTATTTTATGGTGATGTTCGGTCAGGCGACCGCCTTATAGACTTAGCTATCCCAGAGGGTGTGGATGCTTCTGGCGGGATATGCGTACTCCACCCATATCTAACAGTATTTGGCGCAGATGGATCAATCGGGTGGTCAGCCCCCGGCAACCCAGCAGACATGTCTGGTGAGGGTTCTGGTAATGCCCGGATTGCAGCTCAGAAGCTAGTCAGGGGCTTGCCACTTCGAGGTGGCCCCGGCAATGCACCATCAGGTCTATTCTGGTCACTGGATGCGGTAGTTAGGGGGTCGTTTGTTGGCGGAACACAAACCTTCCAGTTCGACACGATCAGTGCTCAGAGCTCTATCCTGTCGGCTGCGTCCGTTATTGAATATGATGGCGTTTACTTCTGGGTGGGCGCTGATAGGTTCATCATGTTCAATGGCGTTGTTCGGGATCTGCCGAATAATCTTAGCTTGAACTGGTTCTTCAATGGATTGAACCGGGAAGCTGCTCAGCGGGTATTTGCCTTCAAGGTTACGCGATACGGTGAGATATGGTGGTGCTACCCAAGGGGTGCGGCCACAGAGTGTACGCATGCTGTTATCTATAATGTGCGTGAGAACACTTGGTATGACACAGCTCTACCAAATGGCGGCAGGTCAGCTGGGGAGTTCACCACTCAGTACGCCACCCCATTCCTGATGGGCGCTGCACAGAACATATCTAGGCTTGATCCCGGCATCAGAATAACAGAGCTCCCAAATAGCGACATCCGCACAACCGCACCAGCTGGTGATGTGCGGATTATCTATTTCGGTGATAATTTTAAGTGCTGGCAGCATGAGGTTGGCGTTAACGAGATTGATATCAGTCGCCTTAACGCCATCGAGTCATACTTTGAGACTTCAGACATGAGTGCCCTTGTAACTCAGGGCCATGCCAAGTCGTTGAGATGTGACCTGCTGGAGCCTGACTTTGTCCAGTCTGGTGACATGAGCGTGTCTGTTACTGGCCGCTCTAATGCTAGATCTGCAGAGATTCCGTCAGAGATCAGGACGTTCTCAGATAATCCAGCTACGCCATATGATCAGGTTGTATACTTCAAGGACATTAGAAGAGAGATGAGGTTCAGGTTCAGCTCCAACACCGTAAATGGTGACTATCAGATGGGTCAGATAATTGCCCATATGGAAGAGGCTGATGGAACTGTATTGGGCGCTACAAATACAAATTGATCACACTACCAGTTATAATAGGATTGCTCGATTGGACTGATCAGGTCGCACTCGATCTGAATGTTTATGGAGCGATTGAGAAGTTGGAAGATGAGAGTAAATGGCAAGAATGGGCTGTTGTCTTTTGCACAATGCCGGGAATTAGCCAGAAAAACCCGCCCGATCCAAAGGGCTTTACCGATTGGCGAGAATGGGCCAGTCGATTCGCGCAAGTTATGACATAGGGAGAAAGTTGTGGATAAGTTAGAGCTTTTCAACAAAATCGTGAAAGCTGCAAAACCCGCAAGTAGAGAAGATTCACAGTCAAGTACGCTGGATGAAATGCTTGGCGATCTAGGAATAGATAGCCTTGATGCGATCATGCTTAGCATTTACTTTTCAGAGATATATGGTGTCTCAGAAGGGGTTTCAAAGACATTGATGCCAGCAACGCCTCGGCAGTTCTTTGAGATGTATGAGGCCAATGCGACAAGCGACCAGAAGACGATAGACGAGGCGATTGCGAGTATTAAGCTTTAGTATGAAAACATACTTAACTCAATACAAAACGGTCTGCACAACAGAGACAAGGTTAATAGAAAATATCACTTATCCACAGAGGATGCATTGGATACCAGAGGTATTCTCAAGGGTTCAGTCCGGCCTGTCTTATGTTCCGCATGAGCTGGTGAACAAGGTAGTTGTAAAAGAGATTGTTGATTATGTGAAGGACAACCCGGTGGACGGTAAGACCGCATTCTTATTGGCGGCAGGGTCACAGGGATGGGCTGGCGGCAAGTCAAAGAACAAAGAGGTTCAGACTGAGCTTGATTATGTTTACAAGCTTGGAATGTTGACAATGACCAACGTATACGCTGGAAGACTGGCGGCTATGTTTGAGGCATATGATTATGTAACGACTGATGCCAGTGCATGTGCGTCAGGGATTAAGTGCATGATGGATGCGAAGAACCTCATGGATAACTTGGGGTTCGATAGAGTGATTATAGTTGGAGCAGAGGATCAGTCTTCTAAGCAAACGCTAGAGTACTTCGGCCAGATGAAGGCATCGTTACTGTCAACATCTGAAGATCAGGGCGGAATTCCATCTGCATTTGATAGCAAGAACTGTGGGTTTATTCTGGGTCATGGGGCAGGGATTATGATATTTGAGACCGAGACCGCTGTTAATAAGAACGCTGTTCAGCCAAAGGCTGAGCTTCTTAGCGCATACATTTCGGCAGAGCAGAACCCCAACCCAATTGGACAGAGAGAGGATGGTCAGGGATACCAGAGGGCTATTACAGGGGCTCTTGAGTTCGCCAAGAAGAAGGCAAAAGACATTAAGCTGGTGAAGACGCATGGAACTGGAACGCTTACCAATAACAAGGCCGAGAGGAACGCCCTCACAACAGTCCTCGATGATTTCATAGCAACATCATATAAGCAGCATATTGGGCATACATTGGCCGCGAGTAGTTTGGTTGAAACAGGATTAATTCTTGACGACATCAAGAAGGGGATCATTCCAGCTATTAAAAATAGAACGGAAGATGACGATATTTTCTTGTCGAAAGAGTCTGGTGTCCCTGATGGCTTGCTATTAAGCTTAGCATCTGGAATGGGCAATATTTATGCAGCATCGATATTCGATACGAGGGTCTAAATTATGTTAGTCGATAGTAAAAAGCAGATGCTGGTGGTGGAGGATCTAATGCGGATTGCGGCAGAGATGGCAAATGAGGGGGTTCCAATGGAGTTGGTTCTGGCCGCATTTGTCAGAGAGGCCCAGATGCCAGACTCAAAGTTCTTTAGATATGGGAACACCATATTTATAGTTCACGGATCTGAAGAAGTCCCCGGCACAGGAATATTCCGTGCAATAAATGCAGACACCCCTCAGAACTATATTGAGAACTCCAGAAAGTGGATAGTTGACGCATACAATTCAGGATACTGGGCGCTCAGAACTCAGTTCAAGGATCAGTCGCTTATTAACCTATTCACGATACTTGCCAAGAACCCCCCGCGCCCGAATATGGGATATCAAATCGGAGAGTCTGACGATGGGCAATTTATTGGAACCCTGATTCTAGGGCCAAGAACACCAGTACAGGGAGAATAAAATGGCAGTTATTGTTCATTTGGTAAAGGATGTTGTTAAGACGGTTGTTAACGTAGTTAAGGACGTAGTTAAGGGTGACTTTGGTCATATAGACAACAGCCTAGCTCATGGGTTTGAGGATGCAGGCAAACACATCTATAAGGACGTGATAAAGCCGATTGCTGATGATCCAATCAGGTTTATTGCAACAGTAGCTCCGTACTTTATCCCCGGCGTAGGCCCAATTGCTGGCTCCGTAATGTCTGGCGTGATGAATGCTGGCGTAGGCTTGGCAGAGGGCGAGAAGTTTGGGGATGCATTGAAGTCTGGTGTGATAGCTGGCGCTACTGGTTATGCTGGTGGCGCACTTGCTGGTAAAGCATTTGGCAGCACTGTAGGAAAGACAATGACTGCTTCAGAAAAGGCTCTTTGGGGGGATCTTGGGCAAGTTGCTAAACCCGGAGTCACTAATCCCCTCGCAAACTCTCTCTATGGAGATCTTGGCAGCACAATAAATCCAAAAACAGGAACCTTTATTAAGAACCTAGAGATTGGCGCTCCAGCAGCATCTGATCTTGGCGCAGCATTTGACACATCCACAGCAGCTTTTAAAAACGCTGGAAGGGATGTTGGCGCAGAAGTTGGTAGGAATAGCAGAACCGCATCATTGTCAGCAGACCCATCTCTGTCACTTCCTTCGGTTGCGACTATTGAATCTGTCCCAGTAACGAATGTTGCAAGATCAGCCAACACAGCTGCTGCAGAGGGGGCTGCTGCAGAGGGGGCTGCGAATCCGCCGATGACAGTAAAAGAAATGATGAGCATGACGCAAGAAGTCCCAGCTTCAATTGTAGAGAGAAGCTATGGGGCAGATGGGGCGGCTGCTATAGGAGATATATCAAGCGCCACAACAAAGGGTGCATCTGGAGAGGCAGGGGCGACATCCGGCAATATGCTATGGGATGGCGCCAAGTGGGTTATGGATAATCCAATCAAGTCTGGTCTTGGAATTCTAGCTTTAGACAAGCTGGGTGCATTTGGCGAAACTGGTGGAGCACCATCTGGAGCGCCATCTGGAGCACCAGACCTTTCCAGATATAACGCAACATTTGATCAGCCGTTAGATCAGTACGCCATGAGCCAGTCACGCAACCAGTATGGTGACGACCTTAACAAATACGCTGAGTCAGGCGGTGGAGAGTTTAAGTTCTTGAGCGATCCTATGTATACGCCCGTTCCTGCAGCTGCAAGGGGTGGGTACGTTAGGATGGCTGATGGTGGCCCTGTAAATCAAGATCCATACAACAATGATCCTTATGCCGCCCAACCAATGCCACAGCTACAAGGCCAAGGATTGCAGGCTATGCAAGGATATGCGGACGGTGGAAGTGTTAACCCTACAGATCGTGAGCGCATGATGATGCAAGGTGCTGGAGCGGGTCTGCGAGGTTATGCAGACGGTGGATCTGTTGTTGAATATGCAGATCCTAACGTTCAGCAGATGCCAGTTGCCCAAGGTTACCAAGGATCAATGCCTTGGGGATCTTCTGGAGCGCTTCCTCAAGGTGGCCCGATGTCTGAGGCTGATCGTCAACAGATGCTGCAGCAGCTCGCACCCCTTACCGCATTGTCGATGAAGGGCGCTCCTCCAAGGCCCGGAACTCCGCAACAAGGTCAACAAGGTCAGCCAGTACGGCCCGGAACCCCGCAACAAGGTCAGCCGGGAACATTGAGTCAGATGGTAGCCCCAAGCAAGCAGAATCCTAACTACAAGTACTATGGTTATGGAACTGTTCCCCAGTCAGTTGCTCCCTCACAAGCGGCAGGAACTCTTGGTGGGGCGATGACCCAACAGGAACGTATCCGCCAACAGCAGCGGCTACATCAACAGATGCTGATGCAGAGACAGCAAGGTCGTTATGCAGGTGGCGGTAAGATTGCCGATGGCAGATCTGATGATGTTCCCGCAATGCTGTCCAATGGCGAGTATGTGATGGACGCTGAGTCTGTTGGATTGCTTGGGAATGGCTCGAGTGATGCTGGCGCTAAGAAGCTGGATGCGATGCGGGCAGCAATCAGAAAGCAAAAGGGTAAGGCTCTAGCTAAAGGGAAGATATCCCCTAACGCAAAAGCACCATCTAAATATCTAAAATAGGGATCAGATATGTCAATCTCAGACTTTCTATTTAATGGTGCTCCTCCAGCGTCTATCAAGACGTATGGAGTGGCGGCAACTACTCAGCCTGCGTGGTACTCAGATTACACGCAGGGCCTGATTGAAAAGGCTAATTCGATTGCATCATCGCCTTATCAACCCTACGGATTGAATAGGGTTGCCGGGTTCGCTCCAGAGCAGCAGAAGGCGTTTGCTGGAGTTGATGCTGCTGCGGACTCTTGGAAGCCAGCGTTTAATCAGGCAGCTCAAGCTATAAATGCTGCCGGGAGCTCCACTGGCCTTTCTGCGGCTCAGCCATACTTCAATCAAGCCTCACGGACAATACCTAGCGGGGTTTCAGACTACCTGAATCCGTATACTGAGAATGTAGTTAATAGGCTTGGGGATCTGGCTAAGAGGCAAGTATCTGAGAACCTTATTCCAACCGTTCAGGGGCAGTTCACAGCTGGCGGCACATTTGGCGGAAGCAGGTCTGGTAAGGCATTGGCTCAAGGATTGAGAGATATCCAAGAGTCAACGATGGCCCAGCAATCTGCAGCACTTGAGCGTGGGTATACTCAGGCTGGCGCTCAGTTCACTTCAGATCAGAATAGATTGGCCCAACTGGGTCAGGCTTCTGGAGCTCTGCAGACATCAGACTTGAACAGATATCTTGATATCGCTCGTCAGCAAGAGACTCTTGGTGGATTGCAGCAGCAACTTGGGCTTACTGGATTGGCCGCGCAGGAAGCGGTTGGCGGTCAACAGCAGATGCAAAACCAAGCCAATCTTGATTGGGCATACAAAGACTTCTTGGCTCAGCGCGATAGGCCGCAGGATATGGTTTCATTCTTGAACCAGACCCTTCGTGGGCTTGAGATACCTAGTCGGACAGCTACAGAGAATGTTGCTCCTGCACAGGTCTATCAGCCATCAGGTCTTGCATCTCTGGCAAATGCTGCGGTAACTGCTACAGCTCTTAGTAAAATTAAATAAGAGGGATTATGCCAAACACTCAAGGTTTAGAGCCAACGACAGTATATGGAGATCATCCAGATGATCTAGGAGCCACCACCCTAACTGGGACAACCCCATACTCCTCAGAGCTATCTAAGATGCTCGGAGAGTATGGCCCTGCGCTTCAGCAGAGATCTAAGCAGAGGCGTGACGTATTGGATCAGGCACAGGAGAGGTTGCTGAGCAGGATTAAAGATCCGATGACTGATGCCGTCTCGCTATTCAAAATAGCGGCGGCATTTGGCAAGCCAACCCGCACTGGTGGGTTTGGTGAGACGATGGGTAATGTCGCAGAGGCTGCTGGTAACGAGGCAGAACGCCGCCAGCAACAGCAGTGGGCATTGCAAGATCTTCAGCAGAAGTATCAGACTGCCGGGATCGATCAGCACGTTGAGGGATTAGAGAACCAGATCGGTGTTGTAACCAAGCTCGCCCAGATAAACAGGGGTCGCGTTCCTGAAGTTATGCAGCTGACAGAGGCATTGAATGGCCTGCCTAAAGGCCACCCATCTATTCCTGTTATTCAATCTAGGCTTGATTATCTGTCCAACCCAAACCGTGGTCAGCAAACAAACCCGCCAGAGATTATGCGTTTGGCGGCTGTACTTGAAGACCCGAATGCAACTCAGTCACAGAAGAGAATTGCACAGCAGGCAATAACCAAGGCTAATCGTATTCCTCCAGAGGCAGCTCCAAAGAGCTTGATCCCAACCAAGCTCAGCAATCAAGAAATAAAGATGAAGAGCGACACGATAGATAAGATAGATACCGGGAGGGATATTATCGGGAATCTTGAGCGGGCTATTAAACTGAGCCCGATTGCATATACTGGCCGAACAGCTGGGGCACGGGAATTTGTTGGCTCAGTAATCCCCGGAATCAGCTCAAGTGATGCACAGAATGCAACGACAGAGCTGGATAACATATTAAAAGGTAACGCATTAGCCAGCTTGAAAGCAACCTTTGGCGGAAACCCAACGGAAGGTGAGCGCAAGATTCTGTTGGAGATTCAGGGGGCAATTACTCAGACCCCTAGAGCAAGGGAGAAGATCTTTAAAGAGGCTCAAAGGCTTGCAGCTCGAAGAGTGGCGCGTCACCAAGAAAAGCTAAAAGATATCGAATCTGGCTCTTATTCAAGCCGTAGCCCAGATGATGCTGTAATTGAGGACGCTCCAGAAGAAGTTAGCAGCCAAGATCAGGAGACACTAAAGAGAGGACGTAGAGGATTCGCAAGTGGCGGTGCTGTTCATATGGCGGATGGTGGTGGATTAACACCCGCCAATATTGGTCGCGCTGGAATGCAAGGCGCTACCCTTGGCTTCGGTGATGAGGCCATTGCCAGAGTTAGATCTAAGCTAGAGAACAGGCCGTATGAGGATCTCCTTGCTGAAGAGCGGGCATCATACAAGCAGTTCTCTGATCAGTATCCACTCACCTCCCTCGGAGCTGAAGTCGTTGGCGGAATTATCCCAACGGCGGCAAGCTTTGCTATCCCCGGAGCTCAGCCACTCGGTGTGGCTAGGGCTGGTCAGACCGTAGGAAGGGTTGCTAAAGCATTCCAGAGCCCGGTTGCCAAGCTTGCCGGAACATCCGGCGGCGTTGGATTCGTTAGCGGGATGGGAGCGGGTGAGGGTGATATGTCTAACCGCCTTGGATCTGGGGTCGAGACTGGATTGACATCAGCGGTTGCTGGGCCAGTTCTGTCCAAGGCCGCAACTGGAGCTGGCTCAGCTGGTAGAGAGATCTACTCAAGGCTTCTGAGCTCACCAGATGCATCCGAGAGACGTGCCGCAGAGAAGGTTCTGCAGGCAATGGGAAGGGACTCGATTAACCCACAAGACCTGCGTACTTCGATGGCGAAGGATCGTGCGCTTGGCGTTCCATCAATGCTGATGGATTCCAGTCCAGCACTCAAGTCTCTGGGTGAGGCCGTTGTTACCTATCCCGGCTCGGGCGGCAAGATACTTGGCGAGAAGCTTAACCAGCGTCTGGATGAGGGTCGTGAGCGTGTTGGAGCTCGCGCACTGCAGCACATCGGCAAGGGCGTTGACTTCACCAAGGAAGAGAGCAACTTAGTTGGCAAGCTCAGATCAAATGCATCTAATGCCTATGATGAGGCTTATGCCCATGGCGAGATAAATGACCCACGCATTACACATGTTCTGCATGATGACACCTTCAAGAAGGCATATGTAGAGGCTCAGTCGATAGCCAGTAAAGAGGCTCGTGCTGCAGAGTTGAGGGGCGAAGATCCATCTAGGTTCATGCTCAAGCAAATGTATCAAGTCACTCCTGATGGCGTTGCCACTCTTGTGAGTCTCCCAGATGTCCGCACCCTTGACTACGTCAAGCGCGGGATCGATGCGATGATTGATAAAGGTTACAGCGGATCTGGGATGTCTAAGGCCGAGGCTTCTGCCCTTAAAGATCTGAAGCGGGCCTTTGTCAGCACCATCGATGAGGCAACCACAGTAGATGGCGTATCCAAGTATGCACAGGCGCGGGCTAAGTATGCTGGCGACCGTGAGGTTCTTGATGCCCTGCAGCTCGGCAAGAATGACTACCTATCACCAAAGATGCTCCCAGAGCAGGCCAAGAACCTTGTCGCCGGGATGTCTGGCGGCGAGAGAGACGCTCTCAGGGCTGGTGTTGCACAATCGATTCTGTCTAAGGTAATGGATAGCCCGCAGCAAATCAACGCAGCACAGCGCGTCATAGGCTCGCCATCTACCCGTAAGAGATTGTCGGTACTGTTCGACAAGCCTGAAGACTATCAACTGTTCGAGAACGCCCTTACTCGTGAGAGCGAGCTGTTCAGGAACGCTCAAGACATCGTCAGGGGTAGTCGTACCGCCAACAAGGCAGCTGCCATGCAAGATCTGAAGAACCCAAGCAGGCTTCTGGATGTTGCCGGGGACGCAGTTGACATGTCAATTGGCGGAACTGGAACCATCATCGGTAAGGTTCTGAAGTTCATCCAGTCTGGTGCGAGTCTTGATGAGAAGACCGCCGGGAATGTTGCACACATTCTCAAGGCTGGGAGCCCGAACGAGGTTGGACATGCTTTAAATCTATTAGAGGCACACGGCAAGGACTTTGCGAAGCGACAGTCTGTTAGAGGTATGACAGAGAGAGGAATCTCCGCTGAAACGGGTATACTTTCAGCTCCAGAACCATCAGCTGAATACAACCCAGAGCCTGCAGTCGATGTTGACCAAATAATGGAGAGACTAAAAAGTGAGCAACAGTGAGCTTAATCAGTTAAGGCAGAAGTACGCTATTGGCGGCGCTGTCGCCAAAAAGTTTGTCTCATCTATCGACAATGCAATCCAGACCCTTAAACAGCAGAAGGGTACTGGTGAGCAGATGCTCAAGCAGATTCAATCTTCCGGGGTCAAGAAGGAGGAGATGGATCTCCGCCGCGTCCCCCAGTTCCTAGCGAATAAGCCGTCAGTCACCAAAGAGCAGCTGGCTCGCCATCTTGAAAAGAATCCAATCCCACAGATCAATGTAATTGAGAAGGTTAGTAAGTTCGGCGGGAAAAATCGTCAGTGGCAAGATCCCGATGGCGCGTGGAACAATAACCATGCAAAGTTTGGTGATGCAACCCTGCAAACACCGGGCGGGAAGAATTACAGGGAGCATCTGTTACAGCTGCAGATGCCAGCACTATCAAAAGAGGATATATTTAAGAATGTATCTAATAAGTATAAGCCAGAGATAGAAGAGCTCACTAGAGCGTATCGTTTAAGAATCGATAACGGTGAGGATGCGAGCGCCTTCTCTGACCGCATAGACCATCTCATTAAGAAAAGAAACAGTGAGGCGGAAGCGGAGGCTTCATTGTCGCGTGACAATGAGTATTCTAACGGTCACTGGGACGAGCCGCAGGTTGTTGCCCATGTGAGGATGACAGATAGGGCAGGGCCTGAAGGAGAGAAGATCCTGCATGTCGAAGAGATGCAGTCTGATTGGCATCAGCAGGGACGAGAAGCAAGAAAGGGCCAAGCGAAAATTCTCGCCAGAGAGAAGGGGATATCGGTTGCGGATGCCCTCAAGGAGATCCCTGCAGATGCCGGATACCTAACGCCTAAAGATGACGCTGCCCTTGCAAAGCTCAATAAGGATATCTATCGAGTTGGAAGAGAGGGCGTAAACGAAGAAGAGATTAAGAATCACTTTGTTCCGGGGAGAGTTATCAGATCGAATCTACTCGACCAAGATCTTGTCAACAATTACCATGACAAGGTATTGGCCTTTGACCCAAAGGGTGGCCGTGGCCTCGATATCTCTAAGTGGACTGTTGAGACAGCTAGGGAATTTCCACATAGTGGGCAGCGAGAGTTAAGGGTGCTCGATGAGGATGGACAGTGGAGGGGAACATACTCTGGCTTTAGTGGAACTGATGCTGATGCTATAAAGCAGGCCGCCGCAAGAAGTTCTCCAGTGTCGTGGTCGGCAAGAGTGATTGAAGTAGATCCAAAAACTGGCGAATCAGTTCCCGGCGCATTGCCAAGGGATATTAGTAATCAGTCAAACATTGACCGTACCGATCCAACACTCAACACTCTTAGATCATATAGAGAGCAGCGCGATGCGCTTAGCCGCAAGGTTCCTGACGCTCCATTCAAGTCAACATGGCCCGACTTAGTTGTTAAGCATGTATTCGATACTGCAGCCAGAGAGGGATATGACAAGGTTTCATTTGCCCCAGCTGCAGAGCATATCAAGCGATACAACATGGCGAATTATGTTGATGAGATCACTGCCACCTTACGTCCAAATGGAAAGTTTGACATACAGGGCATAAAAGACAAGACCCCTATTCTTGATTCAAAAGGTATATCTAGGGAGGATCTGGCTGCTCATGTGGGCAAGGATCAGGCCGAGAAGATTGTGAGCCAGATTGATAATAGGCCAAAGCAAGATCCATCATGGGATGAGATTGACCCCCCAATGGTAAGTCTCGCTGGTGAAAACCTGAAGATGGGGACGAAGCAGGCTGCGGGGATGGTTAAGTTCTATGACGAGATGCTCCCGAAGCTTGTGGATAAGTACTCATCCAAAGAGTTTGGGGTGGGAGCTGGTAGGACGTTCATACCCGAGCTGGATACAGGAAAGAATCCATCACTTACTCCAATGGGCTGGGCAGAGTCTCGGCGTGTTGGTAACGCATTCTCTGTAGATATCCCACAGAGCACAAAGGATAAGATCCTATCCCAAGGTCAGAAGCTATTCTCTGTTGCACCAGCTGCCCCAGTTGGGCTTGGTCTATCGCAGGAGGAGCCAGCTAAGTATGCCAAGGGTGGTATTGCTAAGAAGCTTGCAGAACGTGCGGCAAAGTCTATTGAGTCCAAGGTTAACCGGGCCAAGACAGAGTGGGAGATATTGCATGATACAGCTCAGAAGAATGCAGCTCTACCAAAGGATAAGGGCGGACTAGGACTGCCTGCAGATAATACCTATATAGACAGAGCTAATGCTATGGGTAAAAAAGATGTGTACCACGGGACAAAGCAAGACATAACGGGGGCATTCAAACCGGGGTATGACGATAACTTGGCTTTTGTAACCGAGTCCCCAGAATTTGCAAGTAAGTGGATTGGTAAGGGCAAGTTGCAACAACGCTCTGGTGGGCAGGCAGAGCAAGAAGTAAAGTCAGCTGAAGATGTATATCGTGGAATACGGACAAAGCATTTGTATTCTGATGACGCTCTTCAGCGATTGGAGGGTGATGAGTTCAATAAGGAGTACGACCGCAGAAATGCATTATCCAGAGCTGATCAACTAAAAGAATTTGGGGGCGCTATGATCCCAGACAAAATGCACTCAACGGTTTATCCGATGAAGGTTGATGCCAACAAAACATTCAACCCGGAAACTGACATGCATGTAATGTCGGAGTTCTTTGAGAAAAACAACATACCTTCAGACGTTCAAGATCTTTATACTGGCGGCAATTACATGATGTATGAGACTAAGCCAGTGGTTGGGTATCTAAAAAGCAAAGGGTATGACTCAATGAGGTTGCGTGAGTCTACTGGAGATGATTACCCAACGATTGCGGTATTTAATCCATCTCAAGTACGCTCCCGCTTCGCCGCCTTCGATCCTTTCCGTAGACATGAAGCAGACATTCTTGCTGGTGTAGGTGTTGGCGGAGTGCTTGCCCCAGAGTTAATATCCGAAGAGCTCAATAAGCTCAAGAAGAAGTATGCCAAGGGCGGCGAAGTTGCTAAGAATAGGGCATATCAGGGCGAGGTTAGGAACACGCCACAAAATAAGATACTTGGTCTGGCCGCTCATCTCCTGAAGCCTATCTCTGAGTTCGCCGGGAAGTATACGGTTCCAGAGAGAGATCCAATATTTGGCGGGATGACTGGTGCTGATCTAACAGGTGTCGAGTCATTGCGTAAGGTAGCTGAAGACGCGAGCTATAGAGTACCTCCGACAACTGGCAGGGGCATGACGATAACGCTCAAGCCAGAAGTTGTTGATGCCGCTGGTGGGGCTACATTACTTGGTCAAGCTGGCAAGGCATTTGTCAAAGGTGCTGCTAAAGAAGCCGCTAGACAGATTCATACTGGTACTGGGGTTCTGGGTAGTAAGGTGATTGACCCTCGCCAGAGAATGTTTGTTGGCGAGAAATCACAGACTTGGGACTCTCCGGCAGCTGCCAAAGCCGCTGAGATGGAGAGTGCTGGCGAGAGCCCTGTAAAAATATGGGCAGCGACAAAGAACTTTAAAGGGCCAGACAAAAAGTGGCGGCAAGAGATTGATGACAGTGTTGCGCCATATTCTGCGAATGCAGCGAGTCTTGGGAGCCAAGCATTTAAGCAGAAGCAATATGATGAGGCCGTTCATGCGTCTAAGTTAAAAGAGATCATGGATACTCATAGCATCGGGACTGCTGATGCGAGCAAGATATTTGCAGATAAGTACGGTCGGGAGCCAATTTCTGGATCAGTTTATCTAGCTGATAGGACAAGGGGTCATGACTTGGCCCGAAACGAAGCTGAAGCACTGTCCAGTCTGCAAGACAAGAACTTCTATGGACATACCAAGGAGTTCTATGACAATCCAAGGCTTTATGAGGCATATCCGCATCTAAAAAATATGCTCACCCATGTTGAGGATATTCCCCATGCTGGCGGGGTGTTTAGCCCATCCGGCGGCGGTTCTTCTGCATACATTACCCTCGATAGACGTTCTGGAAAGCCTGAACTATTGCATGAGATGCAGCATGCGATTCAAGATAAAGAGGGTTGGGCAAGAGGTAGCAGTCCAGATGCAATGTTCTCATCAAAAGGGACAATAGGGCCAAACACTCTAAACCCAGAAGCGCAGAAAATATTTGATGGCATGGTTAAAGCTGGCCTCAAGCCCTCGCAAGATGACGCTGCACGGGAAGCTTATCATCGCCATGCTGGAGAGGTTGAGTCCCGCCTAACTGAAGCCCGCATGAATATGACTCCTGCAGAACGTGCGGCAAACATTCCTAAATATGATGTTCCAGTCGAGGATCAGATCGTTAAGTTTAAGTATGCCAAGGGCGGTAAGATTGCCAGTGCTGGCGGAGACTGGTTGGCAAAGAAGCTGGTTCAATATCAAGAACAGGCCAGACCTAGTAAAGCTGAGAATATAGCAGCTGGGCTCTATCACCCCATAGGTGGCGGAATTAAGTTGGTGAAGCCCTTGTCAGAGATGACATCAACTAGAGTTCCAAACACTCCAATGGTTCCCCGAAAAGCAATCTCTCCAGAGGAGCTGTATGGAAGCTACATCGTTCCTGCACTTGGAGATAGAACCGCTGCAGGGTCACTGTTAACCCATATTGGTGAAGCCAAGTTAGATATCCCGGTTCAGCTTGAGGGTGGCGCAGACTTCATGAGATCGCATGCACCATATGGAGCCGCATGGGCTGCAGACAAGGGGGCGGCATCGAGCATTTCCAAGCAAATAAGAGGTGCAGCCGAAAGCGGTAGAGATGTTTACATGCCGTATGTTGCAATGGCGCACACCCCTAGCGGTGACTTCTCAACGATGATGGCTAATAGCCTGTTGGAGCAGATCGGAAATAGCAAGATTACCAAAAAGGCTGTAAAGGAATTCGATAGGAACGTTAAGGCAGTGCGTCCAGAGTTCAAGGGGTTATTGCACCCAGAGACACGGGACATGCTTAATGACAATGGTGCGCTACGGCATGCGTTTGTTGCCGAGATGGGGTTAAAGCAAAATGCTAATGCAGGGTTTCCAGATCTCGCAACTACTCGGGCAGCGATAGCTGAGCCCGAACTTCTGGATGCGCCGCTTCACTCTTCAGGGTTCACCATAGCAAAGATGGATCCAGCTGGCGGCATCATCACAGACCCGGCATCACCAGCTCATACCTCTTACAATACTCAATTAGCAGGGAAGTATGTTGGCGGGTTCGCTGCACAGCCACCAAGAAGTGTAATGTTCCCAACATTCTATAATGCGAGAAGGGCTGCGGGCACTCCAGAGTTTGGTGATCCGAGGTCGTTCCAGTTAGGGCATCCCGGTCAGGTTGCTAACCAAGAGTGGCTGGATAGCGTAATGAACTGGATGGAGAAGAACCCAAAGGTTAAATAGGCGGAAGCTCTAAGATCTCTCTCAGGTACTTAGACACGTCATCGATCAGCCATTCCGTCTTGTGAGAGAATTGACCGGGGAATGGCTGTGCACTTTCAACGGCAGATTCAACCATTGTCATTAGATGCTCATACTGGATCTGATTCTTGTCCATGATGCCCTCGCTGTAGATAAACATATATTATACACCATAGGAAGGTAGATGATGAATAAAGCCGCGATTGCTAGAGTGCTATGCAAAATGGGTAAGTCCAATCTCTCTGCTGGTGAGACATCTGAGTGTCTGCAGGGCATGAAGGGGTTAATTAAGGTGCTGAGCAGTCAATTTGCATCTGGCGGCAAGGTTGGCTCTAGTATAAAATCCACTGAGCGGCCAGCTCTTAAAAAGACAGACAGATTTACTACTGCTGGCAGGCCAGTATATGAGAATCCAGAGGGTGAGCTGGTATCAGAGAAGTCGATTACCGTACCAATTGATGGGAGCTGGATCAACGTTCCAAGTATCCATGACGGGGTGCAGCATGATGAGGATGATGTTATCCACATGCTAAAGTCTGGGAAGATACAGCCGACCAGTGTCCATCCAACGCTTGAAGATGCGATTGGTGCAGCACAGCGGCGCAGCTCTGGACTCCTCTCTTACCAGTCAGGTGGGTTTGTCCCGACTACTCCACCTCCGCCAACTAGGAAGTTCTATGGCACATGGAATGGCAGGCCCGTGACAGAGGAGCAGATGAAGGTGCTTGAGGCGACTCAGGCTCAGAACGAGGCGAATGACCCGATCCAGCAAGAGTTGAATGACTATGCAAGAGAGGCTACGGCTCGAGCTGCTGCCAGACGAGCAGCTGCTACAACCAAATAACTAGGGGTAAATCATGACAAAGAAGGCAGACAAGATAGTGTCAATCGTCAAAGAAGTTGACGCAGAGATCGTAGAAGTTGTCAGCAAGGTGGACAGCACCAAGGCCCACGCCATTGAATTAATCAAAAGCTCTTACAGAACAATCTTTATAGTTGTAGTCGTTATCGGCATTCTGGTCTGGTTGATATAATGGACGCTCAAACTCTAATCAATATCGGGGCTGGTGCGACACTAGCCACAGTCGGATGGCTCTGTCGCACTCTATGGGATGCGGTCGAGAGACTCAAGACAGATATTCAAAGGATCGAAGTCTGTCTACCATCTCACTACAGCCGGAAGGATGACATCCAGTGCCGCTTCGATAAGCTCGATCTTACGTTAGAAAAGCTATTCGATAAACTTGATTCAAAGGCAGACAAGTGAAAAAGGCGCACAAGTCCAAAACACTCTGGTGGAATGGGATCTTACTCTTAGCACTGGGACTGATTGAACTTGCCGCCCAGACATTCTCTGCGTTCATCCCGCCAGTAGTATATGCTGGCTTGGTATTTGTCAGCAGTGCCGGGAACATGATCCTAAGATACAAAACGACTGAACCGATAGAATGATCACGCTGCAGGAATACTTTAACAACAAGACCGCAGCTGTCACGCCAGAGATCAGCCTGAATGCTGTGGATCTGCTGAAGCGTGTAAATGATCTGCTGGCGGAATTCACGCTGGCAACCGGGAAGCATATCCCAGTCAGTCTGAAGACCGGGTGCAATATCTCTGGCGATCACAATGGCGATGGCGGGTTCAGGTTACAGAACTCGAAGACGGGTAGTCCGTTTAGCTCGCATAAGTCTGGTCAGGGTGTAGACGTGGCGGATACGGCTGGCGACATCGATGAGTTCGTAACAGATTCAATTCTGGAGAAACACGACCTCTACAGAGAGTCGCCCGGATTTACACATGGCTGGTGTCACCTATCTACCCGGAAACCGGGCAGCGGTCACAGGACATTCATTCCTTGATACCATTTGTCGCCGGAATACAGGCATTATCTCTAAGCGCCAAAATTGCTATCGCCACAACGCTCGCTGCTGCATTATTTTCTGCTGGTCTATACGTTGGTCACCGTTGGGGAGTAACAAGCTGTTATGAGGCTCAAATCGAGGCGCAGGCCCATGCTATTGAAACAGGGATCAAACAGGCGGTGGTTTCAGACAATACGGTCACAAGGTATGTGGATCGAGTACAAATCGTGCAAAAAACGAGCAGAGAGATAATTAAAGAGGTGGCTTATGTACAAGATACTTGCAATCTGTCTGCTGGCTGGCGGATGCTCCACGATAGCGCCGTCAAATCTGAACTTCCCGACCCCACCAGAATTGTTGATGAGGGAACCATTAGCCTTGAAAGTGCTACCCATACCATCCTTGAAAACTACCAAGCCTGTAACGTCAACGCAGAAACCCTAAAAGCCCTCCAGTCTTGGGTCAAAGAAGAATCCGCCATAAAGTAACGATTAAGTTGGGCTAGGGGCATGGCCCGAAAACGACAGATGGGTGGGATTCACAATACGTCCTAAACTCTACTGCTCGCTGCCTGACTTATTCACAATAGATGGGTATCACCCTTTTGTCAAAAGGGTCAAACCCCTCGACCCCTGCACTTATCTCTAACCGACAGAACTACTATCTCTAATATGTATAGGATGAAGGCAGTATCTATATGCCTTCTCTAAGTTAATAACTGTTAACTTAAATAGCAGGTATTGTTAACTTGAATCCCGCGAGCGGTTTCCGAATCCCGCGAGCGGTTTCCGAATCCCGCGAGCGGATTTCACTTCTCATCACAGTACTGGGAGATCATCTTCTCCTCTTCCTGCTGCTTACGCTTCAGCTCGCTTGGCGGAACCCAGCCAAACTTCCTGAATGTCCTAACCACATCGGTTGATACGTCATTGATGTAGATGAAGCTCTTGTCTGTTATGTGGCGGTGGTTGTGATGGATCACGACACCCTGATCATCGTCATATTTACTCATATTGTTCCCTCTTATTTGTAGAAGTGGTGAAGCCCACAGGTGGTGACATGCGTAAGCCTGTACCAACTGGCTGGCTTATCTATCCAAGTCGCATGGAAGTGCGTTGCATCAAGCCGACCCCGTCCATATATGGCGGTTCTGGCCGCTCGCTCGGACTTTGCCCAAGCAGCACTCTCTCTATTTGGTCGGTGCTCAACCTTTAGAACCCCATTGGTCATCTTCTCTGGAACCCAGCTGAACTGAGCGGGAGCCAAAACAACCTTGGCGATGTCTCCATCAGGCCCCATCTGATTTAACCTATTAAGCACGACCTGCCCAATCTTGACCTGACAATGCTCAGGCTCAGACCTTCCTTCGTACCAGATCGTCAGCGTCAGCCAGAGCAGCATGCTCTCCATCAGTTATATCTCTTCTTGTCATGGTGGGTCTTCTCACTGTCACGCTCTTGAGCGTCATCGATCATGTCAGATATAAAGTACAGGGCCTTATCCTTGTCCGCCCCGGACGAGACGACCGCAGCTGAGTACAGGATCGCCAGTATTGTTATGGTCTCGTTGGCCTTGTGCTTTATCAGGATTTCTGACAGCTCTTTGAGAAGAGACGAGTTGAGGTAGCTCATGTCGCTCATAGCATGAGTCCTATTAAGTATCCGATTAGCACCAGCAGCAAAATTACCGGGACAACTACTACACATAGAATCACACAGACGATCATCGTCTCGTGGTGAGAGAACCTGTACCGCCATTTATCCTTAATCATGCTTTGATCCCTTTATGTAGAACTTCCTGTTTACAGTAAACCCATTGGTCTCCAGTATTCCTTGATCAACTAAAGCCTTTAGGCTACCTCCCAAACTGGATGGAGAGATGATTCTACCCCCTAAAGCCCGCTCCAGTAACTCCCGGCGCTGCGCCCCCGGCTTGTGCTTAACGTATTGGATGATGTCCATCATGGCCGCAGTCATCCGCTTTACCTGCCTAGACCTGCTCTGTCGCTTGTAGTCCCGCATCTCTACAGTCCGCATAAGCTTCAGCCGTTCAGTCTCCTCCCATTGCAGCCTGTTTCGTTTGGTGATGTTAAGCACATCATCAGCGATCCCAGCCAGCGATCCCTTCCCCGTCAAATCCGAATACTGCCCCCCAACTGGATAGTTAATTTTCGTTCCCCGATATTTTTATTGGTTAAAAAGATATAGCTTGTCTCGATTAAAGGCATCGATACTTTTTTCAGCACTTGGCTATTTCGCGCCGGACGCATTCATCTGGAGATGAATTTGTTAACCTTGTCCATGGCATCTTCCTTGCCATTCCCCATGATAACCGTGTGTCCGATGCCCTCTAAGTACTCGATCCAATCCCGCTGCGATGCGCTGATCGTCCCGCCCTTCTCGTTCTTCATCTCGATCCATAGATTCCATGCCGGGACAAATAGATCTGGAACCCCGGCGCTTACTCCCTCCGCCTTGAGCCGAGCCCCAGTACCTGCAGACCGAGCACCCCCATTTGGTATGGCGAAGATCCTAACCAGAAAGCTGCGCCTAAACCACTGCACCAACTCCCGCTGCTCCTCATGTTCTGTCTTCATTTCCAGCTCCTATTCATGACCTTAAAGAACTTCCCGTCCCGCTTGTACTCTATGCGTTTTGGCCGTGCTACTGCGTCATTCAAATTCCCAGCGGTCTTTTCCATGTCATCCCCTATCTCTGGCCCATAACGCGAAAACTCCTTAGAGTCCCAGATTATTTTCATCAACAGTTTGCGGGCAATTTCTCCAGCATATCCATCATGGGCAATGCAAAGGTACTCGCTAACGATTGGGTCTGATAGCTTAGTGCCATAGTACCTCACCATCAACATATCTTTGCCGGACTGCCTGCTGGTGTGAGCTGACCAAGTCCACGACTCAATCGTCATATCATTCCCGGCGATCCCCATGATGTCATCATCATGGAGTTTTAGGCCCGCCCCTTTCTTTTTATCATTGCCGGGAAACTCATACTCACATGATGGGCAGATCTTCACCGATGGATGAACGAGCTCATGGCACTCCGGGCATACCTTGACGGGCGGCACACCCCCACCCTCCGTGACCTTTTGTGGCGTATCTACACTGGTGATTGGCCCATGCCGAGAGACGTTCCCGGCAAAATCCAGCACCATGCAATGATCAGTGTGGCTCTTCGGGCGCATCCCCCTACCCGCCATCTGGATGTACAGCACCGCGCTCATGGTCGGGCGCAGCATTACGATCAGGTCAAGGTCGGGGTGATCGAATCCAGTGGTGAGGACATTGGCATTGGTCAGCGCCTTTATCTTCCCGCTGCGAAAGTCGGCCAAGATTCTAGTCCGCTCCTTCTTTGGGGTATTGCCCGTGACCGTCTCCGTCACAATCCCATACCGATTGAGTTGATCGGCAATGTGGTAGGAGTGCTCTACGCCAGAGCAAAAGAATAGCCACGACCGCCTGTCTCCCGCCCTCTCTATTGTCTCAGTTACCACCATAGAGTTCTGCAAATCGGTATCAACTGCGGACTGCAGTTCACTCTCGATGAACTCCCCGCCACGCTTGTGGACTGACGATGTGTCCAGCTCCGTCTTGGTCTTCTTTGACTGCAGCGTTGCCAAGAACCCTTTGTAGATCAACTCAGGGATGCGGACAGACTCAAGCAGCGCATCGAATATGGCGGGTTTGTCGGTGATGACCCCATGCCCCAGACGGTACGGGGTGGCGGTCAATCCTACTACCCGCAGGTTGGGGTTGATCGAGGTCAGGACATCGATCAGAGTCCGATACCCACCCTCAGCCTTGTGTCCAACGAGGTGGCACTCGTCAATGATAATTATGTCGATATGTCCAATCTCATGCCCACGCTTCCTGACCGATTGTATCCCGGCAAAGGTGATGGAGTTCCCCAGTTGGCGCATCCCCATGCCAGATGAGTAGATCCCCATCGGCGCATCCGGCCAGTGCTCACGCATTCTGGCGGCATTCTGCTCGATCAGCTCCTTGACGTGCGTCAGCATCAGGATTTTGGTGTTGGGCCAGCTCTGTATCGCAGCCTTGCAGAACGCCGCAATAATGTGACTCTTGCCCGACCCGGTAGGCAGGACTAGGCACGGGTGCTTGAGCTTGCTAGTCCTGAACCAGTTGTCGAGATCATCCAGCGCACGTTGCTGGTAGTCCCGTAGCAATATCTCAATCATCCTACAATCCTCGCATCGAACTCAGATCTCAGCTCATTAATAACCTCATCTGGATTGGCGCAGGCATTTGGATTGGACACCATCTCCTTGCTCGAGAAGCATTGGTTGTCATAGGCAACGTTCCGATCACCATTCCTGACGGGCTTGCCATCAATGATGTAGACAGCCTCGTGTGCGTTGTCGCTATCTACCCTGTCCCACGGCACTAGGTCAGGATGTAATACATGTGAGTCACAGCCAGTGCGTTGGTTCTCTACCGCCAGTTCAATGTTGTCGTATCTGGCGCACGTCCATTTGGAATCTGGTGTGGCCGTAGAGTGGGCGCAGGTACGGCAGTTCACCTCTTTGGTGAGCTTGGTGTCGTGGCAGAATGAATGAGCAGGACACCACTTGCACTGATACCAGTCTGGTGCAGCTCCAGCACAGGGCTCCGGCATCCGATCCAGCATCGTGATCCTGACACCACGAGCAACAGCCTTCTCGGCAACCTTCTTGTCGAGCCGCACTCGCTCTGTGTGGATGCGGTCATCGTCCTTGCAGACACCAACGTACAGCGCCCGGTCTATCTTCTTGCCCATCATGTAGACCTGCATCTGAACATAGTGCATCGGCTTACTCGCCTCGACCCCAACCTTAATCAGATCATCGAAGGACTTCTTGGAGTGCGTCTTGAACTCGGCGATGTGCTTCTTGGCTGGCGCTTCTGGAACCCCATGCGTGATCACGCCGTCCAAGCTGCCTGATACATGTGAGCCAAAATCAACCCGGCTCTGAGCACCACCAGTTGATACTATGGTTATGCCTGCAGATCTCAGGTCGCTCACAATCTGAGCCTCTTCATTCTGCCCGCGCCTGAACAGACGCAATACCCTGCCGGGGAACTTCTCGACTACCGTCCATCTGAAGGACAACCACAGCCATCTGTCGCACGGGTGGCCCAGCATGGATGCCCCAAGGTGGGGGCGTGGCGGCTCCTGCCGCTCCTCGTGGGCGCGGTCGATCATTGCTGATAATGAATTCATTGGTTCTGGAATCTTCATAAGAATAAACCCCACCCTTTCGGGCAGGGTCTCCGTTATTTACTTCGTTGACCAAGACGGGCCGCTGCCCTTTGCCGCTGTCTTGGTTGCAGCTTCAGCTGCAGGGATGCCGCCTGACAATGCCTTGTACGCCTTGATATTGTTCTTGTCGCCGTACTCTTCACTGCGCTCGATACCCAGATCGATCTTCATGCTCGCGCCGATGAGGTGGTCTGAATCGGTAGCAGTTGGGATTCCGCCAGCTAACATGATCGCTGCGAAATCCTCGCGGCCACGCTTCTCAGCTGTAGGGTTCGCGTTACGAACGTTGATGTTCGTGAACACGACACGGCCCTGATGTGTTGGGCCAGTGATGTCAAAGCGGATCGAGACGTACTTGCCCGTGCCGGACTTTGTGGCTTTGATTTCAGCCTTGGTTATTGTTGCGTCATACCAACCCACTGGTAACGGCTCGAAAGAGTTAGAGGGTTGATCCATCTTGCTAAGGTCAAATGTTTCACCTAATGAGGCCATTTTATTGCTCCTTGATTTGAATTGAAAAGCTGGGGCGACCCGGCTCGGTTGTCACCGCGTCCAAAAGTGGGCGGGTGATTGCTTCTGATGCTGCTTTCCATACTGTTACATTCATCTCGGCCTTCCAGCGGAACAGGCTTGAGAGGTGGTCAGACAGACCATTCTCCTCGGCGATCTGAACCAGCATCTCGGAATCAACCTTACGGTTGAGACGGCCTACGATCTTGAGCTTGTAGCTGCCGACATCGAAGTTCTCCGTACCCTCAAGAGATTCTGGAATCTCAAGAGCTGCAACGATTAGATCCTCGAAGCGCCTGCGCCGTGCAGTAGCCTCTGACTCATCGGTCTTGCTGGCTTCCCACTCGCGCACGAGATACTCGATGTCGTTGCTCACTTTGCACCTCCGATCTTTGCAATGATCTCACCCAGATCTGGAGACTCCCACCTATTGAGCTTCCCGCTACGATCCTTTGCCAGCCATGAGCTGTCTGAATCGCACATCAATGCCCGCTGACTAACGCCCTCTTCATTCGTCTCGACCCGTAGTGCCATTACCAAGTCGAAGAAGTATGGAAGGCTCTGTCCAGTCTTATTGCCGGGCATGCTGGGTGAGTACAAGATCTTCCCGGTCTCGTCAGTTGCCTTCTCAGCCTTGGCCGTAAAGTAGATGTGACGATCTGAGATGTCGCGGAAGCTTCTGATGATCTCGGTCATGATGTCCTGCATCGCGCCATACGCAGCACGAGGATCTTTGTTGCTTTTCTTTTCTGCGATCAGCACCACTTCGGCGATCTCTGAGATAGAATCCAGAGCTATCGACTCAAAGTTTTTTGCTTCGTCAGCAGAAGTTGCCCAATTGTAAGCCTCGCGCAGATCATCCAGACCACGGATCTCGATGTATGGTAGGTCTGCGTCTTGTATTGACAAGAGACCGCCCTCGGCTGAGATTATGACTGGGTGAGGAAGTGTCTTGATGAGAGATGTCTTGCCAGCTCCTGCTTGGCCGTACACCATCATCTTGACCCCCGATGATGCAATGCTGCCAGTACCTTTTAGTTGAATTGCCATTTGAATCTCCTATTTATTTACATCGGTTGGGGAAATTCCCGGTCGATGCAGGTTGTATATTATTTCAAGATGAATTATATTGCAAGCGTTATCGACAAATTAATTACGAGGGTGCTAACAATGATGACCGTGGAAGAGATAAAGCTACATCTTACTGATTCAAACTTAAAGAAGGTCGCGGAGCGAGCTGGCATACATCCCAGCACGGTCTATCGGTTCTTCAGCCCGGACTCCAAGCCATCGTATGAGACAGTCAAACTGCTCAGCGATTATTTGGAGAACCGCACATGGCAGATCTGACAGAGATACTTGGCGATTGGTCTCCATCTAACCAACCGCAAATTGATCCGCCAGAGATACAGCTGGCGAATGCCATGCGATCTGCTGGGCTCGAGCCGCCTACAGATATCAGGTTAGACGGCAGGCTGCATCGGTTCGCGTCCGGCACAAAGGGTGGTAGCGGCCATGGCGATAAGTCGGGTTGGTATGTATGTTTTGGTGACGGCATACCTGCAGGTAGGTTCGGTGACTGGCGATCAAGTGTTGAGATGCCGTTTCGCGCCGACATAGGACGGGAGATCTCTTCTTGGGAGGAAATGTCGCACACTCGCAGGCTCTCAGAGGCCCGCGCACTGCGGGATGCAGAGACAGAGAAGAAGCATGAAGTCGCTGCAAATGTCGTTGAGACAATTTGGGCTGGCTGCACTCAGGCCACAATCGATCATCCATACCTGAAGCGCAAGGGCATCGTGCCGCATGGTGCGCGGGTGACGGGGGATGGCCGACTTGTTCTGCCGCTGTATGACGAGCACTCGATCCTATGCTCCCTGCAGTACATCTCCGCAGATGGCGAAAAGCTATATCACGTTGGCGGATCTACAAGCGGAAAGTTCTGGATGGTAGATAAGTTCGATGAGCCCGGTACACTGTACATCGCCGAGGGGTTCGCTACCGCAGCAACAATAGCCGAGCAAACTGGTCGCCCATGTGTGGCGGCATACTCAGCATCCAATCTGGTTAAGGTCGCCGGAATCATGCGAGATATGTATGGGATAACTCAGGACATTGTTATCGTTGCAGATAATGATGAGTCCGGCGTTGGGCAGTCCCAAGCCGACCAAGCCTCTTTACTCTATAAGACGCGCACGATCACCCCTCCCGAGAGAGGGGATGCCAATGATTATGTGGCAGCGGGAAGAGATCTGTCAATCCTGCTCATGCCACCAAAACTCGACTGGCTCGTGCAGGCAGATGAGTTCTGCTCCAAGCCAGAGCCGATTACTTGGTTAGTCAAGAAGTGGATTCAGGCCGAGGCCCTGATCATGGTTCATGGCCCGTCAGCTGGCGGCAAGACGTTCGTGGTTCTGGATTGGATTCTCAGGATGGCGGCAGATATTCCTGATTGGTGCGGGGAGCAGCACAAGATCAAGCCGGGTGCACATGTGGTGTATCTGGCGGGTGAGGGTCACAAGGGCATCAAGTCTCGTGTGGCCGGGTGGAAGCATTACCATCGTATACCGCGTCTCAGGATGCACATCTCCCGTGATGGCTGTGATCTGAATACGAGAGAGGGCCTGCAGCGTGTAGTAGATAACATCAACAGCCTTGAGCATAAGCCTGCAATCATTGTAGTAGATACCCTGCATAGGTTCCTGCTCGGGGATGAGAACTCCTCGGTTGATACCAAGGGCATGCTGGATGCCTGCGCGATCCTGATGCGGAAGTACAGTTGTACCGTACTGTTGGTACATCATACTGGTGTGTCGGAAGAGTCACAGCACCGGGCACGGGGCAGTAGCGCGTGGCGCGGGGCGCTGGACATTGAGATCAGTATCGTCCCAAGCAAGCAGCGTGGTGGCCCCATCGAGATCGTGCAGCGCAAGAGCAAGGACAGTGAGCTTACCGACTCGGTCTGGGTGGAGCTCGAGCGGTTCGCGGTTCCGGGCTGGGATAACGAGGACGGTGAGCCATCGATGGCGGCAGCTGTGATTCATGTCGATGCCCCCCCAGAGGCCAAGAAAGATTCCAAGTTGGATGTCTTCAAGAAGACAATTACCGATGCATTTTGGAGCTCGGGCGCGGAGGTTCGGGATGGCAAACCGTACATCAGTCGGTCGGGGTTGGTGGAGAAATTGACGGCGGACGGGGTGTCGGACACCCTCATCGCACGGAAATTGAGGCCGGGGAGCTCGGATCAGCTGATCGGGGCACTCAGAGCCGATGGCTCCATCATAGATCAGGAGAATGGGTGGGTGGTTGCCGAGGCAGGTTGGTGTATGCAGTTGATTTTATTGAAGAACAGCAGGTAGCGTACCGGCGTACCGTACCGTACCGTGGCGTACTGGTACGTTTTATGACAAAAACGAGAATAGTGTACCGTACCGTACCCCCCTCTTTAGAGGGGGTACGTTGGTACGCTCGATGTACGGAAGATTGGGACAGTAAAATAAATGTTGACATATATTATGAACAGCGTAATATATTACACATCGAGGCCGCTTCGGCTGAGAGCAAAAACTGGAGATGCAAATGAACACAATCGATACCTTGATCGCACGAGTAGAAGAGTACAGGGCTACCAACAAATCCCCATGCAAGAATTACAAGACTCAGGCTGCCGCAGAAAAGGCTACTTCTAAAATGGCCCAAATGGCAGCAAACCATTTCGACAGAACTAAACGTGAAGCAGAATATGTAGTCGTATTCAACGCAGCGTGGGGTAGATGGATCGGAGCGGTGAACATGAACGAACTTGTAAATAGAAAAACATCAGTTGGTGGTTATGTCGGAATATGCAGTCAGTTTGGATTCTACTCATACTAACAACCCTCCTCCCTTCGGGGAGGATTCTCTGGAGATAACAAATGAATAACTTCGAAGTTTACGAAATTGCAAATACTTGCACCAATGACTTCTCATTAGATAAGCAGATTGAATTGGGCATCAACGATTGGATTGCAGAAATGCCTAATGGTCGAGTAGCTTTCGGGTGTACCAAGGATGAAGCGGTTAATAACCTACTTGGTTTCTGTGATGAGGTAGTAGAAAATTTCTTTGTATATTAATTTTTACTGGAGATACAAAATGAAATCATACGACTCGTTTATGCCAACAGACTTTCAGATAGGTGCGGCTTCCCTTCGGATACTCAATGAAGGGAACTGGATGCACAAAGAGCACTTCAATGAGATGGTCGATCAGTGGATCGAAGAAACCAACGAATGCAACTACCAGCAGTATCTTGATGAGGTGGCAGCATGAGAAGGCGCTATGACGATATGCCGCCAGCAAGCAAACCATTTTCTGCAGCACCTTGGCTCGTTGTACTTTGTATCGTACTCGCACTAGCACTCGTATCATCAATTGATAATAATTGTATCTAACCTAAACTTTGGAGATTAAAATGAAGAGCATATATTATGTAGTGGCGGCACTATCACTGGCATCACTGGCGGCATGCAGCTCACCCCCCAACATCCGGCATGCAAATATGCCAGAAGCCTCACGGCAGACCCTAGTACTCGAGGAGACAATCAGGCCCATGTCACGCAATGAAGTCATTCAGGCAATCACAGACTGTCACGACAATGGATTCCGTGCAGTGACCTTCTATGCAAAGCGCCTAGTCTCGAACCAGATGTCCGATGTGGTGATAGATGTAAACTGCGCCCCACGCGCTAGAAATAACCCATCGTGAACGACAAAGTTAAGTTCTACCTGAAGCATGCAGTCCTGATTGATATCATCGTATCGTTCTCATTCGGGGCTGCTGGTTACCTTGCAATCAAACTATTCTTGGAGAAGTAACATGAGTATCAATGATTCATATCAAGTGGCAGTAGCCCGTACAGTCCTGTCGTACTCCCGCGCCAATAAGGAAACACAAGAGCAGCTGCTGGATAGCTACAAACATATCATCGATGAGTTCGAGGAGAATGAGCGCAAACTCAATTCAACCAATGATCATGAGCAGCACGATGCAAACCCCTGAAGCAGTTAAGGCGATTAGACTGGCGGCTGGCCTTACTCAAGTAGAGCTGGGTCTGTTAACCAAGATATGCCCGCTTACTATCCATGAGGCCGAGACTGGTGAGCGCATGATGGGTGGCTATGACTGGATACTAATGCGCTTTGCGTGTAATCAGAGGATAGATAAGTTCAAGGCGGAGTCATGAGTGCCAAAGAAGAAGACGAACTAAGAAATCTGCGAGATTTGGAGATGGCTTTAAGACTCAACAACATATTAATGTCTGGGTATTCAAGACCTCTAAATGTAGTTTTTACATTGCTCTCAATGGAACAGAGAAGATACGAGATTGAAGATGCGGACATTATTCGCCGTTATCTTGAACACAACAAAAAAATGATTGGTGGAGAAGGGTGCTGTAGTTTGCTTCTTACCCCACTCGATTAAAGGAGAACACATGAGTGACAATGACACAACACAACATACCACGTTCACCTCAATTGACTACACCCCGGTATATGCCGGACATTGGAGTCTTGGTGGCAAGAACGGCATGAGAATATGCTTGGCAAAACGCCCAAATTGGTTTCACCAAAAGATGACCTACATTTTCATTGGATGGAAGTGGACTGACACTAAGGAGAACACAGAAGAGTTCGATACTTGGTGCAAAGAATCTGATGACGGTAATGCTGCTGATTACATCGATTGCAAAACTCATCCAGATGCACCGCACTCGTTTCTCAGGAACTCATCGCACAATGCTGGTAGATATGTATGCCAGTGTGAACATTGGGAGGGATCAGAATGACAAAGAGAGAAGAACTGGTGAAGAAGCTTGATGATGCTAGGGATGCTTGGAATGTTAATACTCATTCTGCTGCTGATGCAGTTTGGTGCGCTTTGGATGCTGCGTGGAGGGCTTTGAAGAATTACGATAAGGAGAACACATGACTGACTACTACAAGAACATGTTAGAAGATGCCATTCGCTCGCTTGTTGCGATTGATGAGGCACTGGGAATCGGTGATGACGGATGCAGCGATACCGAAAACACGTTATATGCAATAGCAGAATTGAAAGCGGCGGCAGCACGAGGCGAGGCATTAGCTCTTTCAGTTATGTCTGACAATGTTGGGGGAGGATAAGAACACATGAGTACAAGAGAAGAACTAGAGAAGGCGGTTGAGGATGCTGCGTCTTCTTTTTATGCTGCTGATGATAATAGGGAGGATGCTAGTGATGCTTATGATGCTGCTCATGCCGCTTTAGTGGCTTACGACAAGGAGAACAAATAATGATAACGAGAGAAGATCTGGTGAAGAAACTTGATGAGGCGAAAACTGCTTCGATTGCTGCTAGGAAAGTTTTTAATGCTATTGAGAATGCTAATGACATTGCTCGTGCATATGATGCTGAGGCTTACCGTATTTGGCTCATTGCCAAGGGTGCTTTGCAGGTTTACGACAAGGAGAACACATGAGTGAGACAAGAGAAGAACTGGTGAAGGCGATGAAGGCTGCTAGCGATGCTTGGTATGCCGCTGATGATGCTAGGGATGCTGCGGAGGTTGAATACAATAATGCTAAGGCTGCTTTGGAGGACTACGAGGAGAGCACATGAGTGATAGCAGGGACGAACTAGCAGCAATGGCAATGATGGCATT